ACCATGAAATAAGTAGTTCTGAATATCGTTTTGTTCTAGATATTTAGCTATTGTAGTTTTAAGTTGTTCGTTACCAACGTAACCGTCCAATGTTGCAGGACGGTAACGCTCATTTAGTAACGTATGTTTATTATTGCTCGTTAGTCTGACTGAGTTCGCCATATAAACTAAATGTTTTAATTGGTTCTGGTTTAACTTCTACTTGTTCTTCACGTATAACATACAACTTAGAATCTAGGGGGTCAAGCCTGAATGAAACTTGTTCTTGATTAACACTAAACCAAGCCTCTAAAGCATCAGTTAGTGATTTATGAACTACTCTTTCACCTACTAGCGACCACCTATCTCCTGGTTTAACGCGTTCAGCTATTAAGTCGTATTGTGTTTCTATCTCTGTTCTTACCATTACATGAATTGTGTTGGATCAACACCTCCTGCTGAGTTATCATCTGATTCTTCGTCTACCACTACAGCTTCTGTTAATAGAATAGTACCTGCGATTGATGCTGCGTTTTGTAATGCAGTACGTGTTACTTTAGTTGGGTCAATAATACCAGCAACGTAGAAATCGATAATCTCATCTGTTTTTAAATCGTATGATTTAGATAAATCACCGTTTTCAACCTCATTTGCAATAATATGAGCATCTGTTTTTTCAATACCCGCGTTTTGTAAGATTTGAATAAATGGTTTAACACATGCTTGAGATACGATTTTACCACCTGTTGTGTCTGAGTTTGTAATAGCTGATTTAGCTTCTAATAATGCTCTACCACCACCTGGTACTATACCTTCTTCAATAGCTGCTTTTGTTGCGTGTAAAGCATCATCAACTCTATCTTTTCTCTCTTTCATTTCGGTTTCAGTCTGACCACCAACATGAATAATCGCTACTCCACCCACAAACTTAGCCAAACGATCTTGTAGTTTTTCAATCTCGTATGGTGTTGTAGATTTGTCGATTTGTGCTTGTAACTCTTCAATACGTAGTTTGATTGTGTCTGCATCACCTTGACCATCAACAATCGTAGTTTCTTCTTTTGAAATAGTAGCAGTACGAGCTGAACCGAACCAATTGGTATCAAAACGATCCCATTTCATACCCTTGTCTTTACTAAATACTGTACCACCTGTTGTAATAGCAATATCTTCTAATACTAACTTACGACGATCCCCAAACTCTGGTGCTTGGACAGCACAAACGTTGATGATACCTCTCATCTTATTAACGATTAGTGTAGCTAATGCTTCTTGTTCAATGTCATCTGCGATGATTAATAATGAACGTGATTGAGCTGATACTCCCTCTAAGATAGGTAATAAGTCTTTAACTGCTGTTAGTTTACCATCAACTATTAGAATAAATGGATTGTCTAAAACAGTTGACATAGTATTATTATCAGTAACGAAATAAGGTGATTTATAACCCTTATCAAACTGTAGACCTTCTACTGTTTCCAAATATGTTTCTCCAGTACGAGATTCTTCAATATGTACCACTCCTTCTAATCCTACTTTTTCAATAGATGTAGCGATTAACTTTCCAGTTTCAGAATCGTTATTAGCTGATACTGTTGCTACTTGTTCTAACTGACCTTCAGCTGATATATCTTGACTAACTTTATAACGAAGTGATTCTACTACATCCTTAACTGCTATATCAATATCTCTTTTGATTTGAACAGCGTTTTCGTTATTATTTAATGCTGTTAACCCATCTTTAACCATTTCACGAGCGAGTAGAGTAGATGTTGTAGTACCATCACCTGCTTTATCCGCTGTTTGTTCAGCTGCTTGTTTTACCAATTGAACTCCTAGTTCTTGGATTGGGTCTTTTAATGTAATAGATTTAGCAACTGTAACTCCATCCTTTGTAGATTGTGGAGATTCAGGTCCTGCTATAACTACATTTCTACCATGTGGTCCTAATGTTGATACTACTGCATCTGCTAATGTGTCAATACCTTGTACTAACTGTTTTCTAGCTTCGGTTCCTAGTTTTACTTGTTTACTCATCGTTTGATTTTAAGATTGCTAAAACTTTTCCTTCATCGCAGGCTAATAACTCACCTTCGATTGAATCTATTTTGGTTACACCTACTTGTGGTAAAATAACTCTATCACCTACTTTAATAACTGTTGGGATTAGATTACCCATAACTGACATTCTTCCAGGTCCTACTGAAATAACATCTCCTGTTATGTGTTTTTCTTTACCCATATCTGGTACTATAATAGAACCGAATGTTGTTTCTTCCTCCTCTAGAGGTCTAACTATAATAGCGTCGAAAACTGCTACAACGTTAGTTAAAGCTTTTGCTGAACTCATCTAATTTACTGTTTAATTGATTAATATAATTGTCTAATGTAATTTCTTTTCCATCTAAAGCTAAGTATTTTGCGGCAGATTTTAATGCGTGAGCTAAATCCATGTGATACCCTAAAATGGTTTCACTATTAGCATTTTTACGTATTAGATTAAATGACCACTCATCCTGAGAGATGTAATACTTACCTAAACTGGGATCTGTAATAATAACTTTGTTAGAGCCTTTAGGTCGGCCCTTGAAATTTTTGTTTGCCATAACTATTTTTATGTTTGACGTTAATATACGAATAAAATTTGTAATAACCAACCCCTTCCGGGAAGATTCTTACTTAATTTTTAACGTTTTTACGCCTTTACCTTGTAAATAAGGGATTTTAATTTCTAAAAGTCCGTTTTCGAAAGATGGGGTTGCTTTTGTTAAATCAAATTTTGGATCGATTTTCCAACCTAAGTTAAAGGAACGTTTAGCTATACCTCTATAGATATAATCCTTCTTCTTTTGTTCATCTAATTCATCCTGTTCAGGAGAAATTTTCTTATCGTAATTTACTCTTAGTGTTTGACCTTCAATAAGAATTTCAAGGTCACTTTTATCAATGCCGGTACATGCAATCTCAAAAGTGAGACCAAATGTATCTTGATAAACGTCTAATGGGTGTGCTAGTTTGAGGTTTTGTTCTACGGGTCTGTAGTTTGCCTCTGTTGTTAGAAAGTTTCTAACTAATAAATCGAATGGTGTTCTTTCGAACAAGTTTAATGTACTCATATCATTTGTTTTGTGGTGTCCTAAGATCACCGGTTAAATTAAAACATAACTATTGCCCGGAAGGTGCGTTCGTTATTTTGTTATACATATGTTAAAATATGTTTTTATTCATTGCGTGCCATGTAATAAACCCCTGATGTTAAATCGTTGTCAAATTCAAGTTTTAATACTCCTTGTTTATTTAAAAATAATTTAGTGGTTTTAGCATCTTGATTAACCTTTAAAATGTCTCTAAATAACATAGCATCAAAAGGTATAGATAAATCTTGAACATCAACACGTCCTCTAACTTGGTAAGATATTTTATTTGAAAAACCTGTATTATCACCAAATATGAAATCTACAACTGGACTACCATCCATATCCTTATCAGTATTGATAAGCATAGTTTGTGATTCTAATAATGCGTTTTTAGCTTTTATTAGATGAGTTACTTGTTCTTCATCTAAAGACAACTCAACTTGATATTCAAAATCGTTTTCGTTTGTAACCCAACTTACTTTAGGAATCATCATAATATCTGATAACGAATACGTTAAGTTAAAGTTAGCATCAGATAATAATAGTTTTGTATAAACTTTATTCTGTTGTTCAGTTTCTAATAAAACCATACCTTGAGTAACTGATATAAGTTTAGATAGTTGGTTTGTGTTAAATACTGCTAAGGTACACTCTTCAAACTTAATATCCTTTAGTATAACTTTACCTACACGACCTGGTTCACCAAAGTAAATAGTTAGTGTATTATCTTTAAAGAACCACTTAACCGATTCATTTCGGTTCATTAGGTTGTACTTAGAGATTATTGATGTTAGTTTTTGTTTTTCGATCATAACGTTAATGTAATAACTTTTATTAGGGTAACCAAATTAGATTTCAATTGTTTTAAATACGCTTAAGTGTGGGTTTGTGTTGTAGTGCCAAGTTAAATCACCATAGAAGTTTTCTAACTTATTTTGTAATATAGATTCCCATACTTTTTGTCTATCAGCATATTTTTCTAAGAAATCCATCACTTTGTCAGGAATGTCAAAATCTAAAAAACCTAACGCATCTAGTTTATATGGGTTGTTTTTTAAATATAAAAACTTAATCTTATCACCTTGTACTATTTGAGAGTGTTTATTACCTAATCCCCAAAAACGAAGTAAATCGTTATATGCTATTGCTGCTTTATGAGCTGCGTTAGCACCTTTGGTTAGTTTTGAAAATATCTCACCTGCTCTTGGTTTTTGACCTGTATAAAAGTTAAGTTTACGAACTGCTGATGGTGTTCCTAGTTTAGGTAATGGGATACCACCACTTAATATTTTATGTTTAAAATCAACGATTTGTTTATCAATATTTTCTTTATCTTCGCCTTTTAATACTTGTTGTAAGATTTTATAGAAAAACTTACCTAAAATAGGTGGGAAGTTTGCTTTCTTAAACTCTAAACCTTTAATATCTAATACTTCCTTAGCTATTCCTTCTTGTTTAGTAATCCATTGAGCATAACGACGTGGTGCTCTAAAGTAAGCCGAACGAATAACAGCTTCTGTCTTCATCTCTAACCTATGTGATTTGACGTTAAACGCTTCTAGAGCTAATCTATTATAATCCTCTGTTATAATATCTTGATACGCTAAAGCTACTTTCTCTAGTTTGTCATCTTTTTCAGTATCTTCAAAAGACTCAAAATCGGGATACAAATGATTAAGTAAAGGCTCAGCATTAAAGTAATTAGAATCCGTATCAACGTACGCACAATAGTTTGTATCACCTTCATCACATATATGTTTTGGTATATCTTCTAAATATTTCATTAAAACTTGGTATCTAAACCTGGGATTTGGATTATTCCTTCATCTTTAAATCCTTTGGTATTTACTATTTTTTCGTCTTTTACTATTCTAAATAAGTTACCTTGAAGTTTAAACTTACCACCTTGTTGAAGCATCTTTCTAAATAGTTTTTCCTCCTTTTCACTCCAAGATTCAGATAGTTCGATAATAGTAGCTTTTTCAGCTAACTCTTCGTTTAAGTATATTGTTGTGTCCTTACGTATTGATTGTGGTTTAAGTGCCATATTTTATGTGTTTATTACGTATTTTAAGCGCGTTTAACGCGCTACCTATGTTTTTATATGTAGTGTGGTGTATACACACTTATTATTATTTAAACCGCGTCTAGTTTAATCTGACCTTTTATAACCTTGTTCATGTGCCTATTCGCGCACAACGCTGATTCTTGTATAATACGTTGCCCTGATAGTGTTATAGATTCTGATAGGATAATACTACCATATCTAAAGCTAGGTAAGGCTAAAGCACCATACAAACTATTTAGTAAAATCTTCATAGTATATTGCATCAAGTGGTAATACTCACCTTCTTCACTATTACCTGCTTTGTATGCTTTTTTCATCTTACCCTTATATATTACCCTTTCTTCAAACCACTTTTGTAGAATAGTTGATAATAGCGATTCACGATCAGTTTGAAACATAGCACCGTTTGCTGATATGGATAGATTACCATTTTCTATTGCTGATATAATAGTAGATACACTTTTAAATTCACGATTCCCGTTAGCATATTCTAAGTTAAACTCAGTATTGGGATCCATAGATTTAAGATCGTTTAGTGCTAAGTGATTATCTCGATCGTTGTCTGGTATGATTCGTGCTACAAATGTTTCTTTACCTACGTTTAAAGTCATAATAATCGATGGATATAGTGACGTTAAATCCTCATCAAACATATACTTGTATAAACCAGCTACAGGACAAAATAAATACCCACCAGCATAGTTTTTCTTTACTATAGGGTTTCTATCTTTTTGGGGTGGTATCATCCCTTGTGAGATTAGATAAGCTGATATAGCTCCATCTTGTGTTTTGGAGGAAGCATAAACCTCTTCATAGTTGTGTTTACCCTTATGAGATATATTTCTAGTTAAGGCAAGGTATTGAAGTTTTTCATCTAATAACTTAAGGATTTCAACATCCACAAAGTTATATTCCATAAACTTTTCAATATCCTCTTCAAATAATCTATCTAACGATCCATCATATTCGATTTTACCTTTACCTACATACTTTTCACCTATAGCATCCAGTTTCCAAGATGGTTCATCTGCCCAACTATACTTCTTATGTAGACGAATATAATCTAACGATTGTATACCAGCGATTCTAACATAACAATCTCTATAATACCAAACATCTGATGTTGCTTTCGATTGTACTTGACCTATTGGAGATAACTCGTTACCCCACTCTGGGCCCAATATTTTACATATTCTATAATATAAGTAAGGAATATCAAAATAGTCTGAGTTGTAACCTATAAGAATATCTGGGTCTATTTGTTTATATTTTTCAATAAACGTTGCTAATAATCCCTGTTCAGTACGACATGGTATTATATGTCTATTACCTTCTTTCTTCTCTTCGATTTGGTTTTTGGGATCCAAAATAACAATCCCCCACTCATCAAGTTGTTTATCCCACCATGCTATAGATGTAACTTTCTTAGGTGCTGATTCTATATACTCTACAGTAAGAGCATCACCCATCTCAGTTTCAATATCAAAAAATACTTCGCGGTGGCCTGTGGAGGGTTCATCATTAGTTCCATATTTTTCAATAAGGAATTTTTGGTGGGCCGGCATATCACCAAAATGTAGTCCAAGTTGATTTTTCTCATACTTGTAAACCTTTTTTAAAGGTTCATCATGAATCCCCCTATGGGTTGCTTCATCTTTACTACACTCCTGATAGGCCGTATTCCACCACTCTACCTGTTCATAACCTCCGTCATCAGTCCAAAGATGCATAAGGTATTTATTTTTACCTCTAAACTGTGCGTGTATTTTTTTATACATTAAATAATGGTTCCTGCGTTATGGAAAAGTGCTAACTGATCTGCTGTAAAGAACTGACTAAGATCTGGTTTGAAATAGTTAATCGACTTCATCACCTTTCTGTCTCTTGTTCTATAAACAACATAACGATCACCTACTTTTTCGTAATGACATGGTTCTCCTTGTTCTTGTTCTCTACAATATGATGTCTCTTCAGCCAACTCCTCAGTTTCACATGATTTAGACATATTTGAGGCTTGAACTTCGGCATACGCATCTTGTACTTTATCTTTTAAACCGTGAAGCATAGCACCGTTTCCTAATGAAACATATGTAATATCACATAATGCATCTAAAACTTCTACAATATTGCCTGTTTCACAAGCAACTTTATATTCTTCTAGTTCTTCAAGTATAAAATCATATACAAACATCCATTCTGATTTAGATGGGATAGTTGGTTCGTAGTTGTTTGGTTTACCAAACGTTGCGTTGAATGTTTCAACTTCACTTACAAACGGTACAAAATCTCCTTCGTTAAATAATGATAATTGCTCTCCCATTATACTACTTTTAAAATATTAGATTGTTTTAGACTTACTATTTTAAAGTTAGTTTCACCTAACTCCTCTAACATTTTATAGGTGTTTGCTTCTGCTTCAGTACCTGTGAATGCTGTTATTAAATAGTTTTCCTTTACTTTTTGAATACGACCTCTATCGTTTTCTCTTTCAAACTGTGTTGTAACTTGCCAATAATTCTTCATAACTTTGTTTTTATTTATTTAATATGATGTAATATACGAAACTATTCTTGCTTATCAAAATTATTTTGAATAATCATACATTTTAAAATCATTAGTATATAAATTATATATTACCTCTTTGTTTTGAGGAGTTAATGATATTTTATTGTAATTTTTAGAATTTACTTTAGGGTAAGGTTGTTGGTTTATTCCTAAAAAATTACATAATTTACTTGAATCCTGATTAATGTTTTCTAATTTAAAATAAGATACATTAGCTCCTAAATTATTCCACCAACTTTGGTCAAAATAAAATCTTAACCCACCCCAATTACCATTACTCAAAGAATGTTTTTTATAATTAAAATCACCATAAAATTGAGTATAAAATTCATCTACATTAAATGGTAAAAGATATTTACTACGTTGTAAATTATCTAAAAATCCATCAAATGTAGGTAATAAAGGAAAAATTTGTTTTTGGGAAAAATAAGATGAAATCATTCTATCATAAGGATTTCTTACAATTTGAATAATTTTGAATTCTGAAAGCCTATGAGGAGGGATATAATAAGCATAACATATTTCACTTAATAAAGAATGATAGAATATATTATTTACTTCTCTTTTAGGTTCATCAAATTCAATCCCTGTTGATTCTAAAAATGTTTTTAATGAGTAAGTTGAACATTTGGAAGGTGTTAGAATTATAACTTTATGTTTATGGGAAACTACATTCATGCTTTTGGGTCTAAATCTAATATTATGTGTATTCTTTCTTGTTGTCCTTTATTACTAACAAAATGTTCTCTAGTATTATCAAATTCAAAGCAAAAGCCAGGAGGAAATACAAATTTAATATCATCAATACCATAAACACATTCCTCATTAGTTATTAAAGGAATATGAATCCTATGAATATTAGATAGTAATAAATTATCAATATGAGAATCTACTTCATACCCCGAAGGTAAAGCAGTTATCATTAATTTTGATAAACTAGTATTGGGATAAATTTGATATAACTCATTTAGTATTTTAGATACTTCTTGACCTAAAGGAGAATTAAACATATTATTATCCTGGTATGCTCCTTGTCTTTCAGCCTCTTGTGGGCTATTAGGAGTCCATTTGAACATTAAATTTAAAGTTTTATTATGAACTTTATAATTTTTTTGTCTATGGGTATTTGAATGCCATATAGGGTCATCAATAGAAGGTAAGTGGTTTAAGATAGGATTTATATCAAACCGCTTAACTAATTTGTAAGGTGAATTTAACTTCATTTTAAATAATCTTGAATTGGTTCACTATCTTGTCTTTCCCATGGATATACTAACCATTGACTTTCGTTTAATAATAAACTAGCATATATGGTTGGTTTTACTATTGCTGATTCTTTATAGTGTAATGTTGCTGTATATAAACCAGGTGCTTCCTTTATGGTTACTCCTGAATCACAAATATCATCTACTACTAAGGTATTAGGATCTACTAAGTTGGTATAAGGAACTCCTAGTTTATGGGATAACATCACAGCAGGTATTAGTCCTCCTCTTGCTATACCCATTACTGATCCTATTTCTGGTAGTTCATCTAATATTTTTTGTTTTAAAATATTAACTAAATCATCTACTTCTTTCCAAGTTAAATATACTTTATAGTTCATAGTCTTTAAATATTATGACCTCCATTATTTATTTTTAACGAATCGAAAAACTCTTTACGAGCAAGATTATCATTTTCCTTAAATACACCTGATGCTTTAGTTGTTACCATAGCAGCACCTTGATGTTTAACTCCCCTACAAGATACGCAGTTATGAGTTCCAACAATAGTAACAATAACACCTTTATTACCATCAGTGATTTTATCCACTGCGTTGTGGATTGCTGATGTTAGTTGTTCTTGTATTGCTCCTCTACGACCAAATAACTCTACTATTCTATTAAGTTTAGATAAACCTATTACTTGTCCTTCTCCACCTGCAATATATCCTATATGAACTACTCCTCCTATAGTTTGGTGGTGGTGTGAACACATAGATGTTAGTGGAATATTTCTTTCAATAACAATACCATCATACCCATCTGATGGGAAAGATGTTATAGGTGACATAGCTGTATATCTACCTCTCCATAAATCGTTTACATATGCCTTTGCTACACGTCTTGGTGTATCAGATGAGTTTGGATCGTTTCTCCAATCGCACTTTAAAGCATCTAAAAACTTACCATAAGCTTCAGTTGCTTCACTTATCATAACATCCTTTTGCCCTTGGTCTAAAGGAAAACCCTCAGCTACACCGTTTGCAAAACCTGTTTGTACTACTTCTAAATCGTTGTGTTTGTCTTTGTGTTCCATATTAATATAATATACGAAGGGGTAGTTAGGATAACAAATTTTCTATCGCTATTCTTCCTTCAAATTTTCTAAAATTATTGTTTGTTACTTCTATTATTGTTGGGTAGTATTCTAAGTCAAATGCTTCTTCTAACTCCTTATTTTCTATACAATTGATTTCAAATAGGGGGTGTTTTGAGTTTTTTAATAGGGGTTGTGTAAGCTCACAACTACCACAAAAAGGTGAGAAAAAGTATAAGTATACTTTCTCTCCGCTTTCCATTATCTCTTTAAACTTTTCTTTAGTCATTCTCCTTTATATAAACCTCTATTTTATCTAATAACTCTAATACCTCATCTGGTTCCATTGTTATGGCACAACAAACATTGATATTTTCTTTTATCTCTCCTAATATTTTAAGAGCTTCTTGCTTATCCACTATACTTCTCTTTGATCCTCAAAGGCGATGATATGTGGTCTCCAAGTCATACGATAACCATGATCTCTTACCCAATCAAATACTAGGGGGTATGATTTGAATAACGATGCTCTTGAATCACCTGCTGGCATAAACCATACTTTATCGTTGGGAACGTTTATAACATCTAAGAAATCTATAATCTCTGCTAATGCCCCTTCGTCTTTACCATCCCATACTGGTTTGATGTGGTAATCGCTATGGTAATCTAGCGTTTTACGTATAGCATCAACGTTTAAACGTAGTTTATTATGTTGTTTAACCATCTTAGCGCCCATTTTTTCGTCTAGTATATTACCGTTGGGTAAAGTAGCACCAATAACAGGAACACTATTACCAAACTTTGGAGATAGTGAAATTAAACCAAAAGGATAATCGGTTTCTAAGAAGTGAGAACCTTCAGTTTCAATAGTAATAAAAATATTTCTTTCGTTAGCAAAGTTAGTTAACTCGTTACATAAAGCAGCATGCATAGTAGGTGAACCACCTGTTAACATCATCTCTGTTATGTGTGGGTTGTCATCGTATGCTTTAATAATATCTTTAAAGTTATACTGTCCTTTTTCTGGATGTATAGATGTATACCAGGAATCACACCATCCACCTTCTCCGAAATAACATCGGTGAGTACATCCTGTAGTTCTAATAACTACTGTTGGGTAACCTGCTCTAGATCCTTCTGATTGTACCGCTGTGTAGATTTCAACGATAGGGAGGTTTTTTTCGTAATCCTCAATACGTTTTAGTTTTGACATATGTTAATTTTTTTAAGTGGTTGTACAGTCACTTTGAACCGTTTTATTGGATTCAATATAATAAGGCTCCTTTGGGGAGCCTAATTACTTTATAATAAATATAGGGTTAGATTTTATTTAATATACTATTTACATCAAATATTTCACTTACTTGCATATAAGGACATTCATGTATATTATTTTCAAACTGATAGTCAAATGTATAAGAACCTATTAGTTGGTTTGCTCTTTTAGGTAGATTTGCTGATATGTTATTATGTACTTTATACCCAAATACTTTAGGTGATGTACCCACCCATAATACTGTTGATTTAAGATTCATAGCAGCAGACATATGTTGTAAACTAGAATCTATCAAAACACGTTTTTTAGATGCTTGTAATAAACCACATAAATCCATATTGGACATTTTTGTGTCTATTCTTTCTACGTTTTTTAATTCATACCCCTTAGGTCTTGTAATCTGAATGATATGGTATTGTTTAGCAAACTTATTTACTATTTGTTGTGCTACCTCTATTGGTATGTCTCGAGTCCAAGAATATGAATGCTTTTGGCCTTCCATAGGACCACCACCAGATTGAATTACCATTATTGGTTTTGGTCTTTGCCATAATAATGGAAATGTGCTTTGTGGGTAGTTAGGTATAATCACAGGTAGTTGACCACTATACTTTAAACCCATTAAATCACACCAGTTTTCTAATAAATGTTTTTTCTTAGTAATATGATCTGTTTGATGATAGGGTTCATGTTTAGATATGATTATATCCTTATTTTCAATATAATCTTGGTAAAAATAAGGTGATTGACCTAGTTGGTATACTCTATCTACAAGTGGATTGTTTAAATATACTTCAGGGTGAGAAGAAACTATAATAAGTTTCCTATCGGGGTGTGTCTCTTTAATAGTTTTTACTAAAGCTGAACCAGCAATATTTTTACCTAAACCACCTTGTATATGCCATATAAAGTATTTATCTTCTGTTGGGGGTGTTGGTTGTTTTGATTGGTAAACATATCCTTGGTCCATATTATTTATTGATTAGGTGATACAAAGTTAAATGCGATAGATATTCTTTCTCCATCTGTATTATTACGTTCTACTGAGTGTTTAACCCAAGATGGAAATAGATAAAACATAGATTCTTTAACTGGGCAAGGAATAGTAGTGGCGTTAGCCATAGTTGGTTCTCTTTTTACTTTAGAAGTTAAGAAAAACTCTGCTGTATCCCCCCTATGTAATAATAAATCACCCATATTCTCTTTAGGTACTGAAACATAATACGTTCCACTTAATACACTATTTTGATGATCGTGTGGAGTATTATAATCGTATTTACCGTTAATATTTATCCACCAATTACCTAATACTAAGTCCGATGTTCCCATATAACGTTGAGGTACATCGTTTACAAACCCCGTTAGTTCAGTAAATAACTGATCTAATGATGGTGGGATAGGGGTGATAAGTTCTCCACTATGCCATCCACCTTTATTTGAAATATTAACACCTGGTTTTTCATCTCTTACTTTAAGGCAATAATCTGCTATTGATTTATTATCAATACCCTCTACGGGGCAATCCCAAACCGGTGTAGACCACCATAATCTTTCAAAAACCTTAAATTCCATATATTATTCTTTATCTTTAGAAGCTTGTAGTTGTTGTTTAACCTCTTTATAGTTTTGGAGTTGACCTTGTGGTGTTTTTAATCTTTCTAACGTTTTAAGTGGTCCTAATGCGTTTAAAACCTCCGCTTGAGATGAACTATTCCCCAAAGTATCAACTCTATTTTTTAAAGCTATACTATAAGAAGTAGCTTGATGAGTATTTACATTTTGAGTATCAAAAGTACCATCATCTAATTCTGATTTTATTTTAGACCAAGTAGCTATTTCACGAACACGATCTTTAGCTGTTTGTTCCATATTAGCTCTTTGATATAAATTTTGATCTAAATCAATTCTAAGTTCCATTTGTTTTAAATCATCTCCTTTATCAATAGCTTTTTGCATTTTACGTTCAAGTTTTAATCTTTTAACTTCATTTCTACGTAGGTTAAATGATAAACTCATCATACCATCAAAATGTGCTGATTGTTCTCTTACTGATTGCCAATATTTGGATGCAGAGGTTGGATGTTTACCATCATTTAAAACCGAAATACGCATCTCAGTTTCTGTTCTAAAAATTTGTTTTTTAGTCCAGTTATCGGTAAGTTCTTCTTTTAATGCTATAATAGTTTGAGCATCCTCGGTTTTAAGGACACTCAATATAGGTTTTAAATCTTCGGTGGCGACTAAATCTTTTGTTGTTATATTTTCTTTCATATTGATAAATATTATATTGGATTAATATACGACTTTATTTTTATTATTCCTAATTATTTAGATAAACCATATTTACTAAACTTATACCATGCTCTTTCATGGAAGAAATATAATACCATTTTTGTTATAACTTCAACACTACCTATTGTTAATCCTGTTTCCCATGAGCCTGTTATAACACCTGAAAGGATTATAGTATCTAAAGTTCCTATAACCCTCCATGAGATCGTTTTTCCTATGTGTCTTTTATAACTTACCATCTTGTTTCATTTGGTTGCGAATAGATGTTGCTGAGATTTCTCCAATTTCTTGTGGTGGGGTATGTTCTATAATATCATATCCCACTCCTCTACCATAGTTGATAGATTCGATATCCGGAATAATAGTAGGAAGTACTTTACCTGCTTCAATAAGTTCTTTTAACTCACCTTCTTTTACCATTTCTAGGATTTGCTCTGCTGTCCAAGGGTTTTTTTCATCTGGTTTTACATCTCTAATTCCTAACCAAACATTATAACCTTCTTTTAATCTTTCATTGATTAACCAAAGGTGTCCTTTGTGTAGTGGTTGCCACCTTCCTGCGAAGAATGAATATTTTACTTCAGTTGATGAAGATTCTTTGTCTGCTTTAGCTTTTAATTCCGCCATCTCTTTTTACATTTATGGCGATTGCTCTATCGCCGGGGTTATTAGGGTCCATATCATTAATTAAGTATCTAGGACCTCTTTCTATTTGCATTATTAACTTATGGTATGGTATACCATTTTTAGTTAACTCTAATTCAGTATGTTCTCTTAAATATTCTGGTCTAGCTGTAGTAAGAATAATCATATGACCTTGATCATTTACTTTCTGTAGATACTTTCTAGTACTATTTATTACCTGAGCTTCTGTGGTTTCGTATGTTTCAAATTTTCTATAAACGAATATTGTTCCATCTATATCTACAAAGTAAGTATTTTTTTTCTCCATTAAATAGCTGCTAATACTTTTTCAAATGATTGTTCTGGGGTATCTTCCGTAGTGTCAATATCTATGAAGTTTTCCTTAGGAGCTACATAAGCTATTGCCTTAAAATGATCTCTTTCTCTAGGTTCTGATGTATGTACATAAAACTCTATCATTTGATCACCCATTAATGTTTTGAAATCTTCTCTTTGGTCAATATAAGGTGCTACTAATGATACTATAACATCTTTACCTTGGTTATTAAGATACTGAGCTATACGTTGTGCAGTTCCAACATTAACTACTCTACCGTTTATAGAATAATCTTTATTAGAAAATAACTCTCTCATATCATCACCATCTATCCTAAATGCCCCAGGTTTTTCCTTCTTAAGCATGTTAGCTAAAACTGTTTTTCCGTGGGCGGGTTGCCCTGTAAACCAATATATCATTATTTATTATATTTAAAAGTATCAAAAAACCATTTAAAATTATTGTCTATCCAATCACATGTATATTCTCCTAATATTTCTTTAGAGTCATCAGGTAACATACCTAAAGTATTTCTTATGGTATGATCACCGTAAATACCATGTATACTATCATCTTCAACTGTAATTTGGGGTATATTGTTAAAGTTATGTTGAAATTGTTCTAAACCAAAGAAATTGTAAATACTTTGTATTTGTGGTTCTGGGTTATTACATAAATCTTCATATCTAATGAATAGGAAGTTAAAGGCTGTTTTATCTAATATAGACTGGTGTAGTTTATTTAATGCGTATCCTATTGGATGACCTTGGGCCCATGTTTCTACTCGTTGTTGAGTTGTAATATTATTTAATTTAGTATTATCTAATAAACCATCATCATAATCAGGATTCATACGGAATTTTTTTTCCATGGAGGCAAATATTGCCTTTAAATCCCTTACCATAAATAAGATTTTAGGGTTTGGGTTTATTTCGTTAAGTAAAGGATAATAAGAACCCCATGCTCTATTTTTATCTAGAATATAGGGTTTGTCTGTAAAAGCTTTAATATAACCTTTAAATCCTTCTCTACAATAGGAGTAGAATCCTTCTTTCCACTTTTGTTTGTCTCCTGCTTGTGCTTCTTTGTTGCCGTTGTATCCTATTCGAGTACCCAACATCATATCTATCATACCGGAGGTAGGAGTGACATGAAATTGGGGGTTTTGACCTATTAGGTTTTGGAGTAATGTTGATCCTGCTCTTGGAAGAGAAGATTGATAGTAAACCGTCTGATTCATAAAAACTTATTATTATAACTTTAATATAGTATTAATATACGATATTATTTTGACTACTCCAATTTATATTGTAGGAAGAGAGTAGGTTTTAGCTGATCCACTATTTTGACCTTGTTTGTAGAATTTACCATCTAGAGATGCAGATACTAATGCTTGTGCTTCAGCAAATGTTTTTTCAGTAGCGCCTACTCTAGTAGCCCAAGTAGTATTTTCAGTAGTCCAAATGTCTGCTGGGTGTCCAGCAATATGAGCAGATTCATTATCATTATGAGTAATGAATCCTTTTCCTGTATTAGTTGCTGTGTAATATTTTAATGCCATGATTTAAATTATTTTATTGTTATGTAGTTACCCATTCAAATGGGACTTCTGAACTATTTATGAGAAATCCAGACCCAAATGTAGAATTTAGTGTATTAATTCCTGCACCCGCATCTGTTCCAGTAGCAAAATATAACCCAAATTTGCTACCTTGATTTGAAGGATCTGTATCAATTATCCCTTGGAATCCACCAACCCCATTAGTGAAAGTAACACTATTCCTAGATGTTCTACCTATAATCTCTATGGTAGAAACTGTTGTTAGTGTTGAAGGGAATACATCTCCAGTGAAAACTGCAGGGTTAGGGAAAGAATTGTCAAGTACTACTATATTATTGGGAGCTCCTGCTGGAATCCCCCAGCCTACTATACTTAACCCTGAGGAGGGATTTTGGCCTATTGTACCCGCTAATGAAACTGCGGCTGATTTCTGCCAAACTAATTCAGTTCCAGCGTAGATTTCACCTATAGATTCACTACCTGCATAAACTTCACCAATACCTCCTGTATTTACAAATATCCCCATATTATTCTCTTACAAAAGTAATATACCCAGCTGTACCTAGATCTCCATTATCCGCTATCTTAAATTTAAATGCACCTTCTGCATTAGGTAAAGCTCCTGTGTCTTCTATATAGTATCTAGCTGAAGCAGTTTCATTTTTAGATATAACACCATCTATATTGGCGTTACCTATAGTGGCATTCCCAGATTGTGGGGATGCTTCGTATGAGTTTGGTGCAGCTAGTGTTGTAAATTGGGAGCTGTTACTATCATCGTAGTATGTATTCCCACTTTCGTAAGCGTATAAACGTGATTCACCTACAGGGAATGACCTATCGGAGTTATTTTCATCTATATAAATCCAATCTGTTGTAAATGTTTTTGAAATTCCATCATCATAAATTAGAAAACTATAAGTTTGACCATCCACTAGACCTACTCCTGATCCAGTGTTAAAGGTAAGGTATACTACATCTGTTGTAGCACCTCCATTACTTAGTATGTCGGATTCAAATCCACTACCTACTTGAGAATAATTAATGGTTGGTAAAGAAACATTATCTCCACCTGTTAAAATTATATTACTTTTACCTGTTATATTTCCTGTTACTGTTATATCACCTACAGTAGTCAAAGCACCACCAGATCCTACTGCTGTAGCTACATCTAATTGACCTAGTCCTGCTGGGTTGTTGTAATCACTGAGAGCTCTATTTCCAGTATCATCATAAATAACAAGGAAGGTTGGGTTGTCAATATATAGAATTGAATTTCCTAAACCTAAGTTTAGATCAGCATTACCTTCTGCTAAGTATGTCCACTCTCTTGTATAAGTAGAGGGATCATTACTTGGGAAAGTTGTAGAAGATCCTAATGTTACAGCAGAATATGTTTGGTTATCTACTAAGTTGGTTGCATTAGCGACATTAAAGGTAATATAAGTCACATTTCCCTTAGAATTTACTACCCCGGAAGCACCTTGAATTTGACTAATTTCTGATGTGGTTAATGTAATAGTTGATTCTCCTGCTCCTCCAATTGTTCCCCCAATAGATAAGTTTTGGGTTACTGTTAAGGGTGAAGAAATTGTAGTTCCGGCTTCTGCATTTACTCCTCCAAAAGCTAAAGTTGTTGGAGAAGTTACTCCACCACCTTCATTGTAACTCCCATTTCCATCTATAAAATCAGATGGTTGGAATACACCATTAGTTCCAGTACCTCCCATATAGACAACACCCGCATTATCAGCTGCGGTAGAAATTGTTACAGTAAGAGTATCACCATCACCATCTGTGTATGTTACTGGGAAGGGTGTTGTTATGCTAGATAATGAAGAGCCGAGTAGGCTACCACCGTTATAATTATTTTGAATATCTGATGATATTGTACCATTATCATTTACAGCTATTATTTCAAATCCAGACCCTCCTAAACTGGCAGCTTCAAAAACAGTCCCAAATGAAGGGGAAATACCTACGAATCTGTCTGATATACAAATATTCCCTGTACTAACAAATATATTATTAGGTGTAACTTCTGTATATGTTACTCCATTGTTGGCATTAGGGGTAAAACCTGCGTTTTGAGCTGTTATTGGTGAATCTACAAATGCGCCACTAATATTTAATGGCATGCTACCTGTGGTTGGATTTGTACCTCCAGCGATACCTGTTAATTGAGATCCATCGCCTTGAAACGAACCACTCATTGATCCTGAAATGTGTATTGAGCCTGTTAAATGTAATGCCATATCTTATTTTTATTTTATGTAAGTCTTATTACTATGAAGTTTCCATTTCTATATAATGACCCGATTGGAACACCTCCTGCTGCTGCTGATGCATCATCAGCATAATTATTAAGGGTACTAAAATCAACAGCATCTGAGTCTACATATGATGCAGTAGCTGCTGTATTTGCTATTGAAGCAAATCCTGATTGTAATGCTGAGCATGCTTGGCCATTAAAACAACCTTTAAACTCACCTTCAAAAATCCCCTTAGCTATTAGGTTTGGAGAGTCAGAACCTGTAGAGTTATATTCTAAAGCACAATCTGGATTGTAAATGGTCTTCCAGTTGTATATAAATGATCTGTTATCGCAGCTGGAGAATGACATAGGTGTTTTTTCCCCTCCCTGGGGGCTAAATGCATTACCATTGGTGCATTGACTGTATGCTAACAAACCACCTCTATTAGCCCATGTGTTTGAGGTAGGATCAAATTGTTCAGAGCAAGCATTGTAAGAACCATAACCACCAAATGCCAAAGTGTTATTGTTAGAACCGACTGCAGCTGCAGCATGGTTTGATTTTGAGGTACCCATACCAGCACATGTTGTCCACACACCACCATTATACATTTCTGTGCAGTTTGTTATAGAACTTCCATCACTTCCACCAGTTGCTAATACGGAACCATGTTGATTTCCCGATAGACCCGATCTACCTAAACTCATACCAGTACATGTTGACCATGTGTTAGTGTTGGGATCATATTCTTCAGTACAATTTACTACTGCAGTACCATCAAACCCTCCAAAAATAACATCATTTCCTTGGGCTAAATTACTTCTCCCTGTGGTAGGTGCTGTTGTTGTTGTCCAAATAGTATCAAATCCAAACTGGGGGCCATTAAAATAATCTAAAATCTCAGAACAAATATTGTAAGTATCATTGCACCCACCAACTATTAAACAACTATCAGCAGAAGAATTATATCTTTGAATATTAGTATAATTAGCTCCTGACCATACTTCAGTAAAATTTTCAAATTTCTCTACCATACGAGTTGTTGTAGAACCCAAAACTTCATTATCTGGATCTGTTCCACCTATTGATAATACATCACCAGGCGCATTCATCCCACTAACACCATTGACTCTTTCTAATATTGTATTTCCAGAAGTGCGCCATGTATTAATTGGGGTTTGGGGGCTATCTAATAGAATTCGGGCATCTGAACCACTAGTTGTAAGAGTACCACTAAAGGTTAGGTTATGTGCTTTTAAATCTGTTATGTCTGTAAGTCCAGTGTTTTCATCATAATCAAAAGTTTTTGTAATTGTATTTCCTGGTGCGTATTCTTCAGATGTTGAAGTAAGTGGAGAACCACCAAATGCTAAAGCTGATGATTTACTACCTCCTGCTCCTCCAGCATTGGATCTATTATTTGATAAATTACCACCCATTGACCATGATGTACCATCATATTCTTCTGTATAAGCTGCATAACCACCAAATGATAGTGCTGAGGTTTCTGTTCCAGCACCAGCGTGTTCTGTAGTTGCATGGTTTAATGAAGATGCTATGGACCAAGTTGAGCCATTATATTGTTGTGTAGCATTAGTATTGTCTTGTTGAATATAACTATAACCACCAAATGCTAAAGCAGCATTTTGAGTTCCTACTGATACCGAATTAAAAACTCCAATTTGTAAAGCGCCACCTGATGCCCAAGAAGCACCATTATATTCTTCTGTGCAAGTATTAGCACCACTATACCCACCAGTTGCTAATCCTGCGTTTTGGGTTCCTGCTGCTGATCTACCATATGATGTGTCACTTAAGGCACCTCCTGGTGACCATGTTGCACCATTATATTCTTCTGTGCAACCCCCTCTGTAGGAACCACCAACTGCTAATGCTGCTGTTTGAGTTCCTGCTCCTGGTATATCATATCCTGCATTTTGTAATGCAGCACTTGGTGACCATGTTGTACCATTATATTCTTCTGTACAAGTACCATAAGATTGACCACCAAATGCTAAAGCAGCATTCACATCATTTCCAGCCCCTCCTAACCGAGATCTATCTACATTTAAACCAGGAGCTGTTGACCAAGCACCCAATTTGTTTGAAAAAGAAAATTCTACACTACCTGTTGATTGAATACTACCTGTTGAAACGATAGAACCAGTAGCTACAAAACTACCTGTTATTCCCAAAGAACCAGATACTACAAAACTACCTGTTATTTCTGCTGATCCAGAATATGGGAAACCTACAGGTACACCAGTTAATTTAGATCCATCTCCCTGAAATGAACCACTCATTGATCCTGAAATACTGCCGGAGATATCCATTGATCCTGTTACTTGTATTGCCATATCTTATTTTATTGTTGTTTATGAAAGTCTTATTGCTATAAGGTTACCATTTCTATATAATCCACCTAATGCTATACCCCCTATGGCTGCAGCTGTATCATCAGCAAAGTTACCACTTTGGGATATTTCAGGTAATACTATTTGCAGTGTTTCAAAGTTAGCTTCACTTCCAACCATACTTAAACTACCAGTTATTCTAACATCTACCGATGAGGATAAAAATGTTCCTCCATTATACCAAACTGATTCCGCACTTCCTGTGGTAGCTCCACCACCTGCTCCTATTATAACCCATCCTTGATTTCCTCCAGCATATGTTAATATAAATGATGCTGTTGCTAAATCTAAAGTTAAATCATTTGCACTACCCATTATCAACTCTCCATTCCTACCTAATACGTTAGTTCCTATATTAGATCTATTAGAAATTTGAATTGAATCCCCATCTGTTGGGGTAGAAGGTAAGGTTAATGTATATGCTGTTGATGTTTCAAAGACATATGTTTTATTTTTTTCAGCAGTAGTATTTGATGTTACATATTCCGCAGGAAATCCACTACCCCCACCACCATTCAAAGCATATGATGCTGTTAAAGCGTATGATGCTGATGTAGCTGTTTGAGCGTATGATGAGCTTACTTCATGAGTAATTTCATGTGATGATGATATAGCGTATGATGCTGTTAAAGCATATGAAGCTGATATTGAAGAAGTTAAAACAGCTGTAGGTACTCCATCTCCATCTCCAACCCAAATATATCCTGATTCTAGATTGGGTAAATCATTTGATCTACCTGAACCTTGTATAAGTATTTCTCCTTCAGTTGCATTTACTTTACCTACAACTCCAATATTTTGGATAAAACTACTACCTGTTGGTTTAGTTTGTGTAAAATCTCCATTAGAATTTACATATATGTTTTGACCTGCTGTAAATCCTGCTGTATCTACTCCTATTATTTTACCACTTACAACTGCTGTTCCTGAGGCATTGGTTCCTAGTGTTTCTCCAAGTACACCAATTGCAGGCATAGTATTTGAAGAGAGATTAGAGGCTATAGCTATATTAATATTATCTCCTGTAACCCCAGTAGCATATACAGGTACTCCCTTAGCTATACTACCACCTGATGTATTCTTAACATTTACTACTATTTCATTTGTAGTTATAGAGTGTTGGGAAATTGCAGCATATGATGCTGTATGGGAGTATGATGCTGTTAAAGCATATGAAGCTGATATTGTTGTTAATGCATTTCTAGCATCTGATGCTGATCCACTTAAAGCTGCTACTGAAGCGCTTATTATTTGATCAGTAGTTGTTAACGATGCACTTACTTCTGTAAATGATCCACTAACTTGTCTTGATAAAGTATTTCTAGATGCTGATGATGACCCACTTAAGCTAACGTTCATAAACTCTAGCTGAGAATACATCACATCTCTTCTAGTTGATGCTGATCCACTTAATGCTGCTACTGATGAGCTTATTATTTGATCAGTTGTTGTAAGTGAAGCACTTAAGTTAGATATGGGAAGAGTAGATGAACCACTAACTTGGTCAGCCAATACATAACCCGAATCATTTGTTAATTGGGATATATTGGATCCACTTATTATTACTTTTTTCCAATTTGGCATTTTACTTTTATATTAGGTTGGTTACAATATTGCCCACTTCCCCTATTGGGGCCGTAATACATTTTTATTTACTTATATTGGATGCTTGGGTTTGTAGTTTAGATAATACACTAGCTACTAACATAGCATCTTTTCCTTTTATATTTAAATTCATAACAGCTTTAGCTATTACAGCCATTTCTTGCTCAGTTAAATCGAGATTATACATTCTTTAGTTGGTTTTGTAGTTTTATTACCATATTATATACTTTTTCTAAATCCTCCCCTTTAAAGGTGGATTGTTTTATAAGTGTTAATATAATACCAATCTCTACTTTATCCAACTTACTTTTGGAAACCCCTATTGGGGTTTCCATTTGTTTTACTAATCCCATAACTTATTTAACTTCTATTATGAGTAAATATAAATATCTTCTGTATCAGTTTTAATGTGCATAGTACCTAAACCATATATTGGTGCTGATGATGGTACAACTGTTGATGTTTCTACTGTACCTAGGAAAGCATCTACTGAACTAAACGTTGTCGCATCATGAGATAATGATGATTGTAATGACCATCTACTATTTGCTTGAGAATATCCTAATGCTTTACCTGATCCGTCAGGTGCTGCTTGGATTATAATACCACCATCTGTTTGTACCTCTGAACCACTTGCAAATAACGCAAACTTATCTTCAACTAATAGGTTAGTTGTTTGAACTGATGTAGTTGTTCCTTTAACAGTTAAATCTCCTTCTACTGTAGCTGATCCATCAACTTTTAAATCGTTAAAAGTTGGGTCAGATGTTGCCGATAAATCAGCAAGAATAACAGTTTCTGTTACACCATTAAAATCAGCTTCAAACTCACCTTGTACATTAGAAGAGAAAGTTAAAGTAGTAGTATCAGCTATTTGAGATACTAATAGGTTTCTAGCATCTGATGCTGATCCACTTAATCCCGCTACTGATGAACTTATTGCTTGGTCAGTTACTGTTAGTGAAGCACTTAATGCTGAGATTGCTGCTGTAGAAGATCCACTAATTTTTGTTACTAATAAATCTCTAGAGTCTGATGCTGATCCACTTAGGGATGCTACAGATGAACTAATTGATTGATCCGTTACCGTTAGGGAAGCACTTAAAGCTGTATTGTCAGTAACTATTAGATTTCTAGCATCTGAAGCTGATCCACTTAAAGCTGCTACTGAAGAGCTTATTACTTGGTCAGTTGATGTTAAAGATGAACTTAAAGCAGCAATTGGAGCTACTGATGATCCACTAATTTTTGTTACTAATAAGTCTCTTGCGTCTGATGCTGATCCACTTAGTGTTGCTACAGATGAGCTAATCGCTTGATCTGTTACAGTTAAAGAAGCGCTTAAAGCTGAATTATCTCCAACTAATAAATTTCTAGCATCTGAAGCCGAACCACTTAGGGCCGCTACAGATGAACTAATTGATTGATCCGTTACCGTTAAGGAAGCGGAAACCGTAGTTAATTCTGCCTCAGTTATGATTTTTTTCCAGGATGCCATGTGTCTTGTTTGTTTGTGTTAAACTGTTATTAATTAATTATTCTTGTTATTCTTGTTATTTGTGTATAAATATTATGTTCCAAAATAAAACTGCGAAGCAGTGTAAAATATTCCCCCTTCAACTGCTGGTGGGAAAGAGCTTCCACTCCATTTTAGTTGTAGAGTTCCTTTTTCTGTGATTGCTACCTCTCCCTCATTCACTGACCCTTTTACCAAAAGTAAATCATCAGTTGATGGAATTGAAGTTTGGATCAATACAGCTGAGGAAGATATTACTCCTTCTGAGTCTAGGGAGGCAGAAGTTTGACTACTACCTATCAGTATGGGTTGATGTATTTTCATTCAGTGGGTCTTATTTTATCAATGTTATATTATGCTGTTCTTACTACTAAATACTTTGAACTTACTCCTGTTGATCCTGACAACCAAACCCCACCTATTGAAGCTAGTGATTCTGATACGGGTAAACCACTAAGATTTATACTACCTGAAGCTATTATACCTGTTACTGCTGTTAATGATCCAGCAGTTGTAATGTCGGATGTTGTTTTAATACTACCTGATACATCTAAATCGTTTGTCGTGGTTAAACCACCTGATACGATTAAATCACCAGTAATACTTCCAGTGGTAGCACTTATATCACCTGTAACAGCCATTGATCCTGTTACTGAGTGTGATCCTGTAAAGTGTCTAAAGTTATTATCTAGTTCTAAGTTTGTTAGGGCTGAGCCTTTTATTGATCTGTAAGTTAATGCCATTTGTTTTTATTTAGATGCTACTACTATTTCTAATAATGATGATGAAGGATAAGCCTTCGCTTTTATTGTGTCTATTCCTATTAAGTCTCCATAATACGTAGGGTCAACATAACCCTCTACTACATAATCAGATACTGATGAAGCATTAAACTTACCATTACCTAACATAAATGTTTTTTCACCATCTAAATTAAAGATAGTTGATTCCTCATTTGATTTTATAAAATATAAATCTACGTTACAAGGTGTGAGGTTTGAAATTCGAATATATCTTACATCACCTTTAACAAAAGATCCAGCTAATGATTCTTCTTCAGAATCTACAAACTTTAAAATCTCTATACCACTACCCGAAAAGTTAGTAGAAATGGTGTCTAATCTCCTTGTAAACTGACCTACATCTTCGATAGTTGTTGTGTGGGATGTAATAGAGGATTTACCATCGTCTAGTATTACTCTTTCGTCTAAATTTGAAATTAACCTACCCATTTATTATTTTGTTATAAATATGTTATTTCTTAGTTTAATCACTAAGATTAGTAGAGTAATATAAAGAAAGCTCCCATATAGGGAGCTTTTACTTTTCAATAAGGTTATTTATGCTATTCTAACCTTTAAATCACCTAAAGTTCTATATATTCCTCCTATTGGGATACCACCAGATGCTGCTGCTGTGTCATCTGAGAAATCTTGAATGTTAGAAATACCCATTGCAGTAGCTGCTGTTTGGGCAAATGATGAAGATAAAACTGTATTATCACTCCCTGACCCTAAACTAAAGCCGTCTCCTGATATTGAAGCACTTATAAACGAAGATCCACTCATACTAACCTCTACGGGGTCTCCTAAACCACTTTGTAGGAGATTATTTTCAGTTGTTAAAAGATCTTGGTAGGTATCTTTTATATGTCTATTTGTTAAACTGGCCATTTATTTTTATTTAAGTTTATGTATGGTTATAAATATTATGGGCGGTATGAAGCGTTATTCTTTTCGTGCTCTCTAAACTCTACTTGAGCTACTTTAACTCTACCTTCACTTTCCTCTACTACCCAACCATTTAGTTTTTCATAAACGTATTCAGCAAACTTTTCTGCTCCAACTGCTGGTAGTATTCTAACTTGGGCTACTTCAGCAGTTCCCATCTGTTCAAACGCTTGTCTGTAGGGATCATCTTCAGCTATAATCATAGTATGATCAAACATATATGACATCCACTCTTTAGGTGTTTTACCATCGATTAGGGTTTTAGATCGTTTTGCTGATCCAAAATCCCAAACCCAATTTCTATCATCTAATTCTCCTTCAAACCATACTTTAAAAGATACTCCATAACCATGTACAAATCGACAGTGAGTTGTTTCTGCTTTCCATTGACGAAATACAGTTGAAAACCCATCGTATACTTTTGTTGATGTAAATTTACCCATTGTAAAAGTTTAAAATTTGTTGTTTTGATTGTAATCCTGTCGTTCTATTAACTGCTTCTCCATTTTCTAAAAGAACTAAAGTGGGGATATTTCTAACACCATATTTAGTAGATAGTTCTGTGTCGTTATCTACGTTGATTTTTCTATAGTTGATTTGACCTGATAAAGATTCCATAATCGGTCCTAATTGTTTACAGGGCCCACACCACGGGGCTGAAAAGTAAAGTATTTCTTTCATATTTTTATTTTAATTAAACTAATTCTTCAAATATACCTATTACTTCAGATAAGATAAGAATAATAGTTGCGGTATACAAATTTATTGGTAAAAAAACATACCCCAATATTCTAACTCCTGATTTAATAAAACTAATTATTTGATGCTTTCTAGCATCTGGTAGTTGTTGTTTACTCATATCTTATTGAATTCTAACCCACAACCAAGCACTAATTGAATTGGGTTTGTTAATAACCATTGTTTCATTACCAATAAATAAACCTAATCTATACTCTTCTTCTGTATCATATCTGTTAATATGCATGTCACCATTTACCATGGTAATCTGACCTTGAGCTAGGATTTTGTATTTATCTTTCCTAGTAAATATTATTAAATCTTCAGCTCTTTGGATTACTAAAGTTTCACCTTCTGTATTACTCCAAATACCTAATACTTTAAAAGGTACCTCCTCTTGCCCAAAGGCAAGAGTAGATACTAATGTCAATAATAAAAATAGTTTTTTCATATTATAAATCTCCTTTTACTGCTACGTGATCAGTTAATACACTTTGAACATGTGCCTTCGCAACGCTATAATCGACTGGTCCACTTTCATCTTCATATTGTACTGGGTCAGGACGATTAAGTTCGATAAATGCTTCAATCCTTTCAACAGATGAAGCTGATTTGTAGTCGCTATTACCGCTAGGATAGGGCTTATAAGAAGTGTTAGTACGTTTGTATACTTCATCAAATTCAATTCCCAATTCATTAACCAATTCTTGTCCATCTTTTAAAATTCCTAATTTATCTGTTTTTAAATAAGGTGTAAAATACCCTACTCTATCAGCATCCCAATTACCTTCTCTAAAAGCAGCATCGTCTGCATCTCTAAACTCTTGTCTACAATCTGGGTAAACGGCGTGATCACCAGCATGAATACCTAATGCTATATCACAAGTTTCTTCTGTTTTATTAGCTACTGATAGAGCAACTGCTTGAGTAATAGAAGCAAACATTTTATTACGATTAGGAACAACTGTTTCCTTCATATTATCGTTTTCATAATGTCCTTCTGGTACGTCATCTCCACCTTCCACTAAAGCTGAATCTAATAAATCAACTAATCCATTTAGTTGTATTTGACGATAGTTAACTTTATGACCATTATCTGCTAGATAATCAATCAATGATTGAGCTCGTTCTAACTCAACTCTGTGTTTTTGACCATAATCAAATGAAATACCTGTTACGGTATCATATTCAGATAATGCTCTTAATAATAGTGTGGAACTATCCATTCCCCCACTTAATGAAACTACTACATGTTTTGCCATGATTTTATTTATTTATTTGTTGCCAGGTATTTTGCGTATAGGCTAACGCTTGTTTTACTTTACATTTTATATATAATCTAATATACGAAGAGATAGTTGATAAACCAACCCCTCCTAATAAGAGAGTCCATATATTTGGGTGGAAATGTTCACCACAAAGTCCTAGTGTGTGTTTTATTATTTCTGTCATAATCTACCCTATTTGTGAAGGTGAACATCCTACTTCGTTAACATCGTTTATTTCTGATATTGGAGTATCGGGGCATTCATCTATTGCGTTGATGACTCCATCAATATCATAATCTGCTCTTGCTACCAAAACATCTATACCTGATTGTATTTCCTCTATAGTAGATAAAACATCCTGGATTTCTTCTTCTGTTGGTAGTTCGTTGATTCTGATTAATAATAGTGATAATGTTTCTTGTAGGGTGTTTAGAGTTGGTTGAGCTGAATCTACCTCTATGACTAAATTTTCTATTAGTGACTTTAACTCGTTAACTTTTTGGGTTAACTCATTTAAATTCATAGTATTAATTTGATTACTTATTTGTGAAAGTTGAGATCTTAGATTATCTAAACCCTCTTGCATATTGGGGTTTGCACATGATATAATAATCATGAATAGTAATAAAATTGTTTTTTTCATATTATTGTTTTTTTATTCCATTTATTTCTCTAAAAAGTATTGTATTATATAATATAGTTTCATAATCAACATCCTTAAAATCTATTTCAAAGTTATCATTCATATTTGCTTTAGGTTTAGTAGTTAAACCTTGTTCAGTATATCTAGTACCATCTAAAGCAGCCATAATAGGGTTAGATGTATCTATAGATTCGATTTTAGGATGATTATCATACCAACCAAACTCCTGGGGTATGGAACATCCTAATAAATGGTATTTAACGTTATATAATGATTTTAAATTTAATAACCCTTGTACAAATCTTACTCTACCCAACGCCTTACCCATATCTGGGTTGGTGTGTGGGAAGAAATCGTTATACCAAGTTGCACCGTAGGATACACATAGTTTTTCATAACCAAGGTTTTGTAATAAATTAGCACATAAGTATGCTTCGTTTTTATTACTACCTTGAATAACGGCTGTGATTTTTGTATTTTCAGGATATGTAAACTGTCTCCAATATTTGGCTTGTGCTGCTGTTTTATGACAATCCATCCATACATCAGGTACTATAAACTCATCTGGTTCTATTTCGTTAATCCAATATCTTAAACGTTCATGATCATATGCCTCTCCAAGTTCATGAAGTGAGTTATCCATAATAATGTAACGACCTGATTTTTTAGCATCTTTAAAGTATTGTAAATACTCCTCATCCTGATCTAACAAGTGCGGTAAAAGATAATCGTAATCATTAAACTCAGGAGATGCTGTTAATAAACATCTAGGTACTTCATGCGATACTATCATTTTTTTCTTTGGATAATTGTTATTATTTGATTAATATCTTTATTAATCTTTTTTATTTCTTTTTTACGATCAACGTTTTCTACTTTGAAGTTTTCTAAAGCGAAATCGTTAGTATTTTTAATATCCTTTATTACATCATCTACTAACTCTCTAACCATAAGTTTTAAACCTGAAGTGTCTGATCCTAGTTGAAGTTCAATAATAGTTTTCTTAAGTAATTGAATCTCCTTATTTACTTTACTCACTGATTTATTAACTTTACCTGTTATAGATTTATCAACAGTATTTAGAGATTCTGATGATAGTATTTTATTTTTATCTACTAAAGTATTTAGTTGTTTTTGTTTTTCTAGTAACGATTTAAACTCATTCCCAGAAACTATATCTGTAGGGATTGATTTATTAGTATCCTTTATTAATTGTAATAATTCATTAACACTTTTTAATACCTTATTATCAACTACCTTATCGTATTTACTATCTAAATAATCATTTTGAATATTTTTAACTATTTCACCTTGTTTATTTAAATCTCGTTGATGTTTAGTAACTGATTTTAGTATTGATTTATTTGATTCGATATTATCTGATGATAGTTTTTTAGTTATATCAGATACTGCCTTTAATGCTTCTGTTGTAGCATATGTTTGCATTTGGTTTATTAACTCTTGTCTTACACTTGTTAACGTATCCCCACTAACTGTATTTTTAGGTAGGGCATTTGCTAGTTTTGTTATTTTAACATCTAGTTCTGCTTTTATTTTAGATATGGAGGTTGTACTTGCTGTATCTTTAGGTATTGATTTTTCAATACGTTTAGTTTCATCACTAATACCACTCATCTCTGTTTTAACACTACGTATAGTACCAGCAATATCATCTGAGATATCTCTGTGTTCTTTGGTTGTTATATAACTTTCAGATATTCTTTTTTCAAACTGATCCATCTTATCTAGTTGATGGTGTAGTTGTTTTTTAGATGTGTTTTCTACATCTATAAGTTGCCCTTCAACTTTACGTTCTAGTTCATAAGTTCGTTTTAGTACGATATTTACTTGTTCATCAAACTTAGATAGTCGATTACTCAACCCATCAAATAGGTTATCGATTTTCTTCTCTAACGCAGAGTATCGTTTTGATATTGATAGTTCAACATCAGCGAATCTCTTTTCGTTGATTTTTTCTGTTGGTGGGGGTGTTGGTTTTGAAAATATACTCATAACTTTTTTGGTCGTCCACGACGTTTTCTTAATAATGGTGATATTTGATTTATGATTTTGTAATTATCATCGAGGTGAAAATACAACTCTAGTGTTGTGCCTCCAAATTCCTCCATAACTTCCTCTAATTGTGGTTTAGTTATTTTAAATGATTGATGTAAACATTTTTTAAGTTCTCTTAGTTTTTCTTTCTCATCACGCTCATAATCTTCGTATAAACGTTTACGACGTGCTCTCATTACAGCACCTCTTTCTACAAATACCCCACTATCATCTTTACACTCTATTTGTAAATCGTTGATATCATGTTCAACCCATAGTGCTTGTAGGTAATAGTGTGAAAACTCAAAATCACCGTTCATAATACGTTCACGCAGTGGTTTACGATTATCTAAGGGTTTGTTTTTGGACTCATACATCCTCCACCAACGAAACGCGTTATAGTTCAGTTTCTGGAGTTTGTCAAAGTGTGTTTGTAGTTGTTTTCTACTTAGTGATGGATGAAATATTTGTCTCATATGACATCAATATACGACCTTTATTTGGGGATTCCAACCTAATATATGATGGTCGTGTCATCGTCTTCACCATCTATCTGAGATTTTAGTATGGAGATTTCTTTTTTTAGGTTACGTTCTAGTGTTTGGTTTATACCACCTATTCTTTCTCTATTTAGATAAGTTTCTAAGTTTGAGAGTTGATCTACTAATTCGTCTTTTTTTGTTTTGATTATGTTTGTAGTCTCGTCTTCAAAACTTTCAGATGTTTCTGATTCTATTTCCCAATCCTCTTCATCTATATCAAACGAACCACTTTCACCATATATTGCGAATAGTTTTAAACGTTCTTCTTCAGATAAATCTGATGGTGTGATTATCTCATGTTCGACTTCTATATCTTCTATTTTCTCCTCTTCATCTTTAACTTCTTCAGTCTCTTCAACTTCTTCTATTTCTTCTTCCTTCTTTTTAGGGTAGGCTTGTTCAAAGGCAAAGTTAGCAGCAATTACTAAGGATATTGCTAAGGGGTCAAATACAAATATAATAACTAAAAGTAAATAGTTAATTATTTTATCCATAGATGTATTTGTAAGTTTGGATAAATATTCTAAAGGTCCTAACTCACCTGCTACGTCTGTATTGTTTTCTAACTCTAATATAGCTAGTTGATACTTTTGTAAACTATCAGCTACTTGTTCTCGTTTCGCTTGAACAGCTTTCCTATTATTTTCTTCAACGTCAATACGCTTTTGGGATAGTCTAAGTTCGGTAGTACTAATTGTTTGTCGAAAGCCTGTAGATGATGTCGTGTCTCGTACTTGAATCGAGGACGCTTTCGCATTAGATAAAGTACTAATATTACCAGATATTCTTTCAAGTTCTTCATCATAGCGTATAACGTCTTTATTATAAAAATCTTTCTTTTGAGTTAAGAAAGCTGTTTGATTATTTTTAATTGTGAGTTGTCTGTATGTATCCTGGTATGCCGCACTAAGGAAACCATATATCCCCATACTAGTAATTAACACTAGAATAAACGTTGCTACAGTGAGATATACGCGTAAACCCTTATTGATAGTACTCCAATATTGGTATAGTAATGATGCTATAACTAACTTAGCTACCTCTAATGAACCTGCCATTACTATAACCTCAAAAGAGGCACCAGCAAATAACTTAGATAGTCCACTTACTGAATAAAATGCTGCAGATGAACTAACCGATAACGCTGTAAATGCTATTATAAAGGGGAAAAGTCCCTTTTTTAGATTAGATAATATTTCCATTGTATTGTTGTATTAATTACGTCCTAATATAATAAAACTAAATCAAAAAAACAACCTACTTATGATAAAGATGATTTAAATGCATCCCAATCAAATGCTGATCCTGGGTCTGTTTTACCTTTATTTTTACCTCTTACATGATCACCTGAAACATCTGAATGTCTTACCACTTTAGATACTGGTATATTAAATTGTTTCATCCAATATTTAAATACTTCTACTGTGGTGTCAAATTGTGCTTGGGTGTATGTTCCTCTTTGATTTATTTTTTTACTAAACGATCCATAATCGTTAACACCTTCAACTAATAATTCTACTCCTAAGTAGTGAGAATTTAAACCAGATACACCTTCATGTAATGATTTCCCAGCATGGAATGCTTTACCAGGTGATGGTATCATTTTATCATAGGTACCATCAGGTTTGATGAAACCATGTACTGATAAACCTAATTCCTTAAGAAAATCTTTAGCGTATAATTTTTTGCCCTTCCACATTAAGTATTCAGACATAGAATGTAATATAATTCCTTTAGGTTTAATAGCCATATTAGTATAGGTTATCTAGTTCATCGTCCGGTTCATCACAATCACATGGTTCTGCTGGTGGTGTGTGATCTGGTCTACCATCTATGTTAGTATCATTTCCATTAAACCAAAAATCTACTACTCTAGAATAAGAACCCAAAAATGCTCCTAATACTAATAATAATACTTCTTTCCATTCTTGTTGAATAGCGGGTGTATCACCATCACCTAATATAGCAGCTCCTATCCCCATCATAATAAGGAAAAAAGTAGCTAGTATAACCGTTGTGATTACAAATCTATTTCTATGTGCGTTTGATTTTGCGTCCATTTTTTTATTTTGTTATAAATATGTTAAAAACTTAGCCTACCACCTATTGTAAAAGCAAGCATAGTAGGAAAGTTTTCTGCCGTTGATTCTATTACGTTTGCTCCTAGATTAAGACCAAATCTTTGTGTTAGTTTATAACTAAAACTAGATCCACCTATAATCATAAGATCACTATTCCACATAGTAGTATGTTCGAGCATATCAAACATCATAAAAGGAGATGATATAGCCAACATAGGACTAATAGATAGTTTACCTGTTGCCTGTATTGACTTAGTATAAAATCCTGTTAGTGATAATCCTAGTAGTTGGTTGTCAAAACTTATGTAACCATCTATTACATCTACTTCATTACTAGTTAAACTAGTTCCAAATGCTATACCTGCTACTGATCCTTTTTCACCTAGAAAAGTTACACTATGATTCATCATAGCCATATAAGTTGAATACATCTTCATACCACCCAATGATGCTGAATATACTCTATTTACTCTACCTTTTTTATTTATGTGTACTTTAGAAAAACTAGCACTTAACATATATTGTTGTAAGTTATCATAAACCATAGCATTTAAACCATAGGTTTCAGTACCCATTAAGGAAGATCTACTTATACCAAAGGTAACTGCTTGTTGAAACTCACCAGTTGGGAGTTGTTGTGACATTGCATTGGCTGTAACGATAGGAGGAGCAAGACTTCGTTTTTTCTTTTTTTTCTTTTTATCCTTCTTTTTATCTTTGTCGTTGCTTTCCTCTTCTGTGTCTTCTTCCTCAGTTTCTTCATCTTCGTCGGATTTAGACTCTTCTTCATCTCTCTCCTCTTCTGTGTCTTCTTCTGACTCCTTGTCTTCTGTTTCTTCATCTGACTCTTCTTTAGATTCCTCTTCTGTCGATTCTTCTTCAGTACTTTCCTCTGTAGATTCTTCTTCAGTAGATTCTTCGGTTGATTCTTCTGTTGACTCTTCGGTACTTTCTTCTGTAGTTGTCTCTTCGGTACTTTCTTCTGTAGTTGATTCTACTTCTGTAGATTCTTCTGTTCCTCCTTCATCTCCTGAAGTTCCTGATTCAGTGTCTTGTGCTTCGGAGGTAGAAGATTCGTTATTTGTTTCTGTAGATGTTGTTTCTGCTGAAGACGTTGATTCAGAGCTATTGTTACTGCTTTGGCTGCTTCCCGTGCTATCTGTAGATCCTGAGGTTCCTGTCGAACTATTTCCTTGGCTACTTGTATCCGCTCCAGTACTAGTTGTATTTGGAGAAGTTGTATTTGCATTAGAAGTATTAGGAGTTGTAGTCGTAGGTGCAGTTGTCGTTGTAGGTGGTGTAGTTGTCGGTACATTTGTAGTTGGATTTGCCGCTGCTTGTGAAGCTGCTGATGCTGCTGCATTAGCTGCTTGCTGCGTGGTTTGTTGAGTAGTTTGTTGGGTTGTCTGTGCTCCTGTTGTTGTTGTTGAGCAAGGACTTAAACTTGTCCACCATAAATATGTTTCTTCTAACCAAGATTGAAGAGTTCCGTTTTGAAAATCTTGAGAGGTAAATGATCTAGAACGATTATAAAAAGCTACTATAGTATTACCGCCCATAGACACACTAAAGACACTTACTTGTCCTGTACATCTATCGATATAGGTTTGGACGAGGGCCTGTGAATGACCCTCGAACATCCCCATCGCAGTAAAAAATAAAACTAGTAGTAACTTTTTCATAACCCATTAATGGTCAAATATACCCTTACGTATCATCCTTTTAACAATCTTAGCTACAGCAGTTTCTAAAGCCTTTCTAGTAGTTACACCAATAGAAGAGCCGTTAAACTTTACTTCGTCTAAGTTGTCTGAGTTTGATAGGGTAAGTTCTCTTGTAGTCACAGCTTTACCTAATCCAGAACCTGTCATATAAAGTCCTGTTTCAGCATCTACTGCTCTTATTTGTAAACCTAATCGAGTGACAAGAGTATTTTTTACTCCGTCTTTTAAGTTTACTGTTTCATCTTCAGATACAGAATAGTCATATACTTCTACATAAATGAAGTATTTGGCAAGAGTAATCTTACCCATTATATCTGTCTGATTAGCTGTAAATCCTTTTTGTGATGCTTCGTATTGTTTTACCATACGATCTTTAATAGCATCTCTAGTCTCTACAAACTCGAATCTCCATGTTTCATCTAAAAACGCTACAGTGATATTAGTTAGACCTAAGCCCACTCTATTATCTTTGAGTTCAGGATATTGTTGTAATACGTCTTCTGTTACACCTATATTAAGTAAAGCAACGGGTATGGGATCACCATTGTACTCGGGGATTGAGAATATTGAGGTTTGTTTCTCAAATCCCGCCTGATAATCTTCAGTCTTTGTTTTACCAATAACTTGAGCTGAGGTATAGCTACTTATTAATAATAAACTAGCTAATAGTTTTTTAACCAAGGGTGTCGAATACTCCCCAAGTTGCGTTGTTAAACGTTGACATATTGGTAATTAGTTCGTATATTATACGCCCAATACCAGTAATAGCTAAAGCTCCTAATAAATGAGCCCAGATTATAAAGAAATAATCTAAAATAGTTTGGCTTTCTGAAATGAATTTCATATATTGAATACGAAATAAGTTTAATGGTTTCATAATGTTTGTTGTTTTGAGTTACTGTTGAATTTTGTTTTAATTTACCTTGAGACCGATGGTTGCCGCCGTCGGTTTCATTTTTTGTACTGCGAAGTACTTTACCAATCTATCTTCTTCTTTCTTTTTTCTGTTTCAGATAGTTTGGGTTTGGGTTTAACATATACCTTCTTTACGACGGTATCTTTTTTTACTTCTTGTTGTGGCATATTAATAATGACTTGTGGAGCTGTTTCTGTAGTTTCTTCTACTACCGTTTCTTTTTCTCCTTCAAATAGACTTTTTATTAATAACCCACCACCAGTTGTAATGGCTAATGTTATTATACCAATAATTGCTTTTTTAATGTCTTCCATAATATTACTGTATAGTCATTTTAGTTTCTTGAACTTTGCTAGTGTAGTTATAGATTATAATATTATAGTCCCCTTCTTGGAGTGCTTTCGTATAGAATGTTAATACGTTATCTCCGATTTTAGCATTTATAATACTTTTAGATATAAGGATTTTAAAATGGTCTCTAATTTCTAAAGTATAAATTCCAGCTGTTTGAGTTTTAAAATTAAATTTGGTACCATCTTTGATACTACCTCCATCAAATTTTAATCCTTCTAAACTAGCCATTTCTAATCTACTTATTGGGTCTGTTTGTATATCAAAATTATCTGTATCTCTAGCACATGATAAGAATAATAAAATCACCCAGATGTAATATCTTTTTTTAAAATTGTATTTCATATTATTGTAGTTTTAATATTTGTTGTTTTCCTTCTAAACTAGCAGCATCAGTATTAAAAATAGTTACTAACCCTACTGTTGAATCTACATCACCTGAAAATATTAATTTGATAGTAGATCCATTTTCTATTATATCTCCTTGTTGGTTAATGACTCCTACATTAACTCTATTTGATTCTGCTGTAGCGAAATTAGTAGATGTGTTACCAACATTGAATATTACTTCTTCAAATGTTAATCTTGTGTTGTCAAAATCCAATTTGAGTTGTAAAGCTGCTGTGGTATTAGATAATATTTCTAATGTAGCTACTACTTTACCATCTTCCAAAGCTACACTATAATCAGCGTTTATAAACGATTCTCCTTTCATACTCATACCATATTGGAAGGATTTAGCTGACGCTAGTGTTACTTGGTTATCTTGACTTACAGTATGGGATAGGTTAGCATCTCCAAACATACCTCCTTTAAATCTTATCACTTGGGTGTTTTGGGTAAAATCTATATTAATAGCACTATCATCAGGAATACCTGTACTGAAAAGTTGTTGTGTTGTTAATGCATTATAGTCTGATGCTGGTACTACCATAGCAAATTCTTCAAATGTGTCGTATTCACTATATAGGTCAACTTGACCTAAAACATGCCCTAACATATTATAAGCATCTTGGGCTGTAATAGCAGTATCTTCATTTACATCTGCTGCTACATATTGTATTACATTAAATACTTCTCCAGTATTACCATGATCAAATTCTCCTGCTTCTTTTAGAGTTAAAGCTACATCTGATATTGTTACTATATTATCTTTTAAAGTAGATAATTCAGAATCTGTCCCATCCCATACAAAGTTATAGGTGTATGTTGATTCACTTTTAGTAATAAATTCAGTTATATTAGCATCTCCATTTGAGTCTAATTGAACAGTACCTACAAGAGTACCATCTTCAACTATAATTAATTTAACATTTGTAGGATCTATATTAGAATTAAAATCTACTTTAACATAGATATTACTATCTAAATCTTCTAAAGGTACGAAACTTATGGATTGGGTTTCATATGCTCTTACCTCACCATATGGAAAGACATATTCTGATGTTCCTGAGTTGTCTGCTACTCTAGCCATAGTAATATTAATAGCATCAGTATAATTAGAAACGCTAGTATCTTTTACTAAAAAATGCATAGTAACATAAGTACCTTCAAACGCAGTAGTTGATATTGCTTGCCAATGATCTACATTCCACCCATTAGAAGAACCATATGATCCTCCTCCTCCATTCCATTGAGCCCATAAATCATTTTCATCATAATTACTATTTGGAGTCCATTTTGTATCGGTCCAACTAAAAAGTGAATTATTAGCATTTGTGGGGGTGTTGAAAGTATGATCAACTAAAGTAAATGCATTAGAGTTATATTCAACATCCGCATGAATGTATGTAATATTTTTATCTGAGAGATTATTGAGGTCTAATTTTAAAATTATGGTATCGTTAACTTGAACTTTAGCAATGTCGGTCTCTCCTAAAGTGGTACTTACAAAATTAAGATCTATATCAATACCGTCTGTTGAGGATGTAAGTTGGCCTAAAACTATAGTAGGTAGTAGTAATAGAATTAATAGATTTTTCATTTAATTTTTAGTTTATTTATTAATTGTTCACATAGTTTTTTTATTGCTGTAGAAACATTTGATTGGGAAAACTTACCACCTTCATCTATTACTAAGGTGGATGTTGATATAGATTTAGCAGTTCCCTTAGCGGTTACCGATTTTTTCTTTTTACCATTTTTATATAAAGTTGCTCTAGCAGCTATTATATAAATGTCTATTTGCTTACCATAAACGGCAAGTTGGATGTTATTCTTCTGTACATCGAAGAATAATATCTCTACTGTAATTTCGGAAATTGAGTTGGGATTAAGGTCGTATCCAGCATCTTGGACTACTTCTTCAAGTACGTTACGTACTCCAAAGGCTAAGTCTCTATTGCCTGCTAAATCGCCTAATACGATTTTGTTTTCTACTTTACCTATATTGATTTCTTGGGATTTGGCCAAGAAGCCTACAAGGCAACTTAATATTACTATTGTCCATTTCATAATTACTGCGCGTTTGCAACAATTAAAAAACCATTGGTTAAAAAACGTTTGGGAAACTATTGGGGAAGAACTGTTTGTTTGTTGTCAATGATACATATACAAAAAAGAGCGCTATTGCGCTCTTTCTTTATAGTAGTTTCATTATTTTTTTAACAGTATTTTTACCTACCTTTATTGTGTGGTATGGTATATTATGTTTATCTAAAACCGTTTTACATAGTTTATCTATTGCTATTGATTCTTCTAAATCTTGGAATCTTTCATCCTCACTATGTATTGTTTCTCCTCTATCTAACAATATGTTTATACTATCATACTGATTATGTAGATCGACTACTAAATCATGGAAGGGCTGTCTATAATATTCAGCTGGGTATCCATTAGTATAGTATGTGTGGTAAATTGTAGAGAATAAAATTGGTGAATCAATTATAATATAATCTACTTTACCATATGCTTGTGCTATTCCCCTATGTTGATTAGCAAAAATATATAATTGATCTTTGATTGCAGGAAGATTATTATCCCAAGCTATAGTTTTAGGGAATTCATATGGATTATTACAACTAATATGGTTTTTCTTAAGTTTATAAGTTATACCAGCAGCAATCCCACTTTTTCCAATTCCAGGACCTCCAAATAAGTTAACTAACTTGCTCATTGAGTAAAGATGCTATATAAGTAACCACATATACCTACTACATTAAGTAAAGATAGGTTATATGATTTTGTTTTTTGTGTTTGTACTGTTAATAATGCTAATCCTATTACTGATAGTACTTTACCTAATAAAAAGTTTACAAAAAATGGACCTACCATTAAGGACGCTGTACCGATGTAAATTACAAATACTTTGTAAAGTAATTCTTTAGTTTCTTCTTTCATTATTCAAAAATTTCATTAATTAATAATCCTAATCTTTTACCAGCTAAAAATAACCTTTTTTCTAATACTGGTTGGTATTTGTATACGTAATCATACGATAAAGAGATACCTTGTGGTGTATCTTTATAAATTTGTTTTGCATATTGGTGAGATTCATAAGTCCAATCTACAGGGTTCATAGTTTCCATAGACGGTGTAATCTCTTTTTTACTCATTTTATTAATTAAATGTGTACTCCATTCTGTATAGGACATTTTAAAATCATCAATTAAATTAGTGTCCCACAACACATGAAGGTTAGTATTAGTTTCTTGACCTTTTCTACCTTTAAATTTTATTCTGATTTTACTACCACCATAATCCTCATACCTACCAGTATGCATGGGTTGGTGTAAATCACCAACTAAATGTACTAAATACTTAAGATAGAACTTTTTTGTTTCTTTATCAACATTAGGGGATTTTAAAATACCTATTGCTTTTTTGATAATGATAACTACATTTTCTTGGGTGTGTTCTATTTCTGTATATTCTTTATCTAAAGGTAAATTAACATAATGCCATTTACCAAATTTATCAAATTCAGGATTACTTCTCATTTCATCGGGCCATGTACTAACTGATGCTAATGATTCCCCATCTAATATATCGTATACTATTTCTTTTACTTCTTTGGTTAATTGTCTTTCGGCAATCTCACCAATAATTCTATGACCCACTTTACCCCAATCGTCTGCAAATAACATTGTTGGTAGTAATAATAAAACTAATAACTTTTTCATAATTTATTTAAATTTGTGATCAACCCATTTTTTGTAGTAATATCCTCCCATCAATAGTAGTATAGCTATACTACCATCAATCCAATTACCTACATGCTTATAACCTTCTTTTTCCCAAAGTTCTGTTAATACTTCCATAAAAAATAAATGGGGGCCGAAGCCCCCATATTATTAAAATTTATATTTAAGCGAAACATTCCATGTACGTCCAAATCCGAACCATACACTATTTCTTGTATCAATTCCATTCCAGGTAGTGGAACCAGCAGTTGCATGAATATTACTATTAGACTCTGCAATGTAAGTGGTATCTAATAAGTTATTAATGTTTGCTCTCAATGACCAACCATTAGCTGCATAAAATGTAGCTCCTAAATCTACAATACCATAAGAAGGTAATTTTAATGCTCCTTCATTATCTGGGTTAGTAAATGCTGAATCTGTAATACTATAATCAGCGTATAGACCATCTACAAATCTATAATCTAGATCTACTTTTAATTTATCACCTAATCTTTGATCAACACCTATAAAAGCAGTAATTTGAGCGGCATCTCCAACCTTAGCACCTTTAGTATAAAGTTTACCAGTACCAATTGATTGTTGGTTTTCGTCAAATAGCTCTGCTTCGAAGTCTTTAGTGTAAGTCCAATCACCAATAGATAACATACCTCTTAGTTTAGTTGAACCCATTCTATATGTTGCTTCAGCTTCAATACCTTTATGAGTTACATCAATATTTCTAAATTGAGCAAACCCATCAACTCCTTGTTGATTAGATAAACTACGAGAAACAAATCTATTACCCCAATTAGTATTATATGCATTAACATTTAACTTTAATTTCTTACCTATATAACCATATCCAATCTCAAATGATTCGATACGTTCGTTTTGTAGGTCTGGGTTGATATCATTTCCAAAGTTAGGAAATACGGCATCAAATAAAGGCTGTCTATCAATATAACCAGCATTTACAAATATGTTAGATTTTTTAGTAAAGTTATAGTTAATACCTCCTTTTAGATACCCACCACCTAAGTTAGCTTTATCTGAAATAGGATTATTTACGTTTGCAAATCTATCTTCTCTTTGGAATTGTTGGTTAGATGCTCCGGCTTGTAGTACTGCGGTAATCTTATCACCAGCATATTCTACTAAACCATTAACACCTGCCCACTTTACAAATCCAATATTGTAATAAGCAATTTTTGCTTCATTATCTCCAATATTAGTACTTCTAAATGGGTTAGCTGATACTAAATCACTCGCACCATAAATTTGAGTACCTAGATTTTGATTACCTGTAGAAGCATACCCTTGAAGACCTAATAAATCATTCATTGTTCTATAGTGATAACCAGTATAGTTACGTAAATCAACTCCTAAAGAGTATCTCATTTTATCTTTCTGGATGTTAAGCTTAGAAATAGCTCCAACCCAGTTATGGGAATTCATAGAAGCTCTACGTACTAATACGTTACGAGCATAATCTTTATCATTGTGAGATCCTACCTCATATTGGGAGTTATGAGCTACTACTGCGTCATAGTTAATAAAGCCATTAGCATCTCGAGTTCCTTTACCATTTTCTAAGTAGTGTTCAGTTAAATCCTTACGAAAAGGTAACATATCAATAGATCCTTCATAATAGTTTCTACCACGAGGACCTGTTCCTCCACCTCTACCAGCTGAACCGTATACAGATGTGTTTAACTGTACATTATCTGAAATATCCCAATCCCAGTTTATAGTAGCAAGAGGTTTATTGTAGAAGTTTCTACGTAAGTTATACTCTTCACCATTTAAAGTACCACCGTTGGTATTCCAACGTCTATCAATACCTTCATCTCCGAAGTTTTGATAATCTCTAATAGATACCCAAACATCTCTTTGGTGATGCCATTGTCCAGCACCTAAAAAAGAAAGGTTCAAGCTATGAGCTGAACCTTCTGGTGTATATCCTACGGCTGCGAAATAAGTCCATCCTGCTCCTGATGTATTATAAATGTATCCATCTCCAGACCATTTAGTTAATAAAAAAGATGATGACCAACCTTTATCATTTACCCCAGTATTATATACTGCAGTAGTTTTGGTATAACCATCATTACCCAACATCTGAGTTAAAGATCCACCTTGAGCTTTTTCAGCACTTTTAGTGAAAATAGAAACAGTACCTCCTACGGATGGTACTGCTAAAGAAGTGGCACCTAGACCACGTTGGATTTGGATATTAGATGTTACATCTGATAATCCTTGCCAATTCGACCAATACACCCAACCGTTTTCCATATCATTAACGGGTTGACCATTGATAAGAAAAGAAGTATTACGCTGATTAAAACCTCTTAAAGAAATACGACTATCACCATATCCCCCTCCTTGTTTAGTAGCATACACCCCTGGTGTCTTGTTCATGATTTCTGGAAATTCCTGATTTCCTACTTTCAACAACACCTCTTGTGCTGAGATTGTACTTACGGCAATTGGTGTCTCTCTTTCTCTAGCGACATCAATAACACGTGAAGTAATTACTACCTCTTCTAAATTTACATCTAAGATGGTTTTAGAATCAGTGGATGATTCTTGAGCGTAAGCTCCTACTGTTAGGAATACTAACAGCAACGTTGTAACGAGTTTTTTCATTTTCGTTTTTTTGAGTTTAAATTAAACAATACATAACCTTTAACGTAAATGTTTTACTTCATATTCCTCCCAACCCATTGTTGGTTTTTTATTTGGAAAGGAAAAGCAGCGTTTAACATTACTTTTTGTAAATTCAATACATTTAATAAACCTACTAGGTAGTGTAGCCCCTGTAGGTAGAATTGAATCTGAGAATTTTATTTCAATTGTGATTATTAGTTCTTCTTGATCATCCCATTTTCTTTCTTGCTCCTCTAATATTCTCCAAGCACCTCTATTTAGGTATTGGTTTTGTAAGGCACAGTTAAGATATGAAAATGTTTGTTTTAAGTTTTCTCTACTATCAGAAAATGTAGCAGCAGGAGCTAGATGACCTTTATCCCATACATTTCTATAATAATCTCTGTTATCCGAAGTATGGTATTTAGATTCTGTATAAAAGTTCATTGAACCCCTATCTACATTTTTAGGTCTATTTGAAGACCTGTAAACGAGTTTTAGGGGTTGTTCTTTTGTTTCAGAATAAATTACAGAAAATATAGGAGTATTAACTTTAACTTGTTGTCTTAAGTTAGGTTCTTGTAATTGAGCTTTAGTACAAGACGAAAACCCAATAATAAAACTAAATAAAAATAACTTCAATGTTTTTTGTAAATTCATTTTTTATTTTTACGATTATACATACTCATTAGCCATCACAACTCACGCAATCTGCTACTCTACTTCCTAAGTCTCCTTTAATAACGGAATCAGTACGTAGGTAATATAATGTCTTTATCCCCAGTTTCCAACTTTCTAGGTGAACTTGATTAATCCATTTTGGTGAATCATCAGGTGTAAAAGATAAGTTAAGTGATTGTGTTTGATCTATGTATTTTTGTCGTATAGCAGCTTGACGTACTAGTTCAAGTTGGTTTATTTCTGGGAATGTAAAGAATATTTCTTTTTCATCTGGTGTTAATACATCATCTGGTAATCCCATAACACTACCATCTTGTGCTAACATCATATCCCACCATTTATCTTGATTTTTACCTTTTGATTCAAGTAATGCTTCTAATGATTTATTTTTACGAATAAACGTTCCTTTAGCACCATTAAATGTGTAAATATTCGCTGGTAAAGGCTCGATACCTGCGGAAATACCTCCTGTTATGACACTATTCGATACAGTAGGAGCTGTCGCTAATAAATGCGTATTCCTCATACCTGTACCTTTACACCAAAGTGGTTCACCATATTCTTGAGCTAGATCTCTTGATGCTTTTTCAGCTTTAAACTTAATATCTGAAAATATATTATGTGTATGTGCTGTTGATGCTATTGAGTTAAATGGTAGATTCTTTTGTTGTAAAAATGAATGCCAACCCATTACACCCAAACCTAAAGCACGACCTTTACGAGCATGGTTATGAGTACGTTTTAGTGATTCTCTTCCTGATGATTTGTCAATGAACTCTTGCATTACACCATCTAAAAACCAAGTTGATAACTCTACAGCGTCTGTATCTTTCCACTCATCATATTTAGCTAAGTTTAAAGAAGATAAACAACAAATAAACGAATGTTCTTCATCTGTAAATAAAGTGATTTCAGTACAAATATTAGTCATACTTACTTCTAAGTTATTCATAGCATATGCTATAGGATTGTTTTTATTAACATTATCCTTAAACATAATATAGGGTTCACCTGTTTCCATTCTTGACTTTAAAATCTCAGCCCATAAACCCATTGCTTCTTGATCCCTTGCTTCTAACTTTCTCATAAAGGCATCATCAGCAACAACACATTGGTGTAAGTTTAGACATTGCCTATTAGGATCACCTTTAGGTCTTCTAATCTGCATAAACTCCGATATGTCTATATGATTAATATCTAAATTAACAGATGCTGCGCCTCGTCTTACATTACCTTGGTTTGTTGCTACTATAGTTGAATCATATATTTTAGCCCATGGAACAACCCCTTCAGATTTACCATTACCTGAAATCTCTGTTCCTCTACCTCTAATACGAGATAGTGAAATACCAACACCACCACCTTGTGATGTTAGTTTCATCAATTCCGCGTTTGTTAATCCAATACCTCTAACTGAATCAGGTGTATCTACTCCAAAACATGAGATAGGTAAACCACGATCAGTACCCATATTAGATAAAACAGGTGAAGCTAAACCTAACCACCCATTCCACATTAACTTAAAGAACTTATTTTCAAGTTCTGGTTTTTTAAGTCTCATAGATGCTGCTTTAGCTACTCGTCTATAAGCTGTTTTTGGTGTTTCACCAGGTAGTAAATAACCCTTTGAGATTGTTGAGAGTGAAATCTCATCAAAAAACTCAGGATAGTCTTTACCTGCTACCCAGTTATCAGTATTTGAAATCAAGTTGTTGTCCATGTTTTTAAAATATATCGTTTGCGTCCCAGTTTTGTGCTCCTTTACTATAGTTTGTAACTCTATTTGCGAAGAAATCAGTATGTTGTTTTCCTGCTGATAGTGAATCAAACCATTTCATTCTTTTAACAGCTGATTCATCTATGCCGTTTACAATAGCACCATAACCTAAATCACCCATTTTAGTATTAACTCTATGTTTAATAAAAGATACTAAATCATATTTAGGACATCCATCTAAATCACCCATCTCATAAACTTTGTCAATAAAATCTAGTTCGAGTTTTAAAGATAATCTTGCTGCCTCTTCGATTTCTGCTCTTAGTTCAGGTGTGTTTATTTCTGGGTTTTCCTCTAATAAAGTTCTAAATAACCAACAACCCGCATTTGAATGTAGTGATTCATCTCTAATACTCCACTCTACTATCTGACCTACACCTTTAAGTTTATTTTGTAGTTTAAAAGATAATAAAACAGCGAATGATGAGAATAGATTTACACCTTCAGTGAATGCTGAAAATATGGCTAACGACTTAGCTCTAGCATTCCAATCAGGTTTACCATCATGGCCATCTCTAACACTCATAAGGTTTTCGATTTTAGCCATCGTTGTTTCATCTTCTAAAAACTCACTAAAATCATCTAATCCTAGTTCTTCGTTTAATAAAGAATATGCTTCGGCATGTACAGTTTCCATATTAGCAAAACATACACCCATAGCAATGATTTCAGGTTTTCTAAACCACTTAGTAACTAAGTTTGACCAATAGTCGTTTACTACTGTTTCAGTTTGAGCAAATCCCTTGAGGATAGATCCTATAATATTTTTTTCAGTTTCTGATAGATTTGATTTCCAATCCGTTACATCTGCCATCATAGGAACTTCAGTCCATAACCAATGTGCTTGTTGTTGTTTTAAGTAAAAATCAAACGCCTCCGGGTATTCAAAAGGTTTGTAAACTATTCTCTCCTCAGTAATGTTCCTCATGTTTATTATTTATTTTCTGTTTTAAAAAATGCCTCGTAGGCTGTTGTATTCTTTAGTGCCTTCTTATCCCAATTGTCAACAGGACCTGCTGGTTTAGCCGCTGGGTTGAACTTAGGTGTATCATCATCCTCATCATCTTCGTTATAAGCAGATAAAACAAAGTGACCTGTTGACGTATCAGCGTTAACATTAAAGGTTAAACCATCCGTTCCATATCTGTTTTTCATAATATGGAAACGTCCTGTTCCTCTTTCTTTATCTTCTTTTTTACGAGATAACGACATCGCAAAATCAGTAATCATCATTTTATCGTATGAACCCGCTGCTTTATCTCCTTCGATAATCTTATCTTGAGCACCTGTTCTATTAACTTGAGATACTGACCAAATGGGTAGATCTAGTTGTCTAGCTAACCCTTTTGTACTAGTATAAATATCATCTATCTCTTGTTTCCGTTCAGAGTTTTTACGAGTTGATGCAAGAAGGTCAACATAATCTATTATAATAAGGTCTGGTTTATTTCCTATGTCTCCTACCTTTTGTAGATGTGATTCAATCGTAGATACTGTGGCTCTACCTGTTGGGAACTCTTTAATAATAACACTTCCTGGTAGATCTGCTATAACTGATTCAACTGTTTCTCTATGATTTATTATTTTGTCTACAGGTATTTTTGTAAAAAACGAATCATATCTTCTAGCAACATATTCCTCACCTAACTCTAGTGTATAGTGAACAACGTTATATCCTAACTTTGCGGCGTGTCCTCCTAAAGCAACCAACGCCCATGATTTACCACCACCTGGGTTACCAAATACTAAACCAAAATCTCCATTACCTAATCCACCCTGTAATAGGTTATTAACCCCATCCCAAGGTGTAGGAATAACATCACGTGATTCTTTACGATAACGAGATTCAATATCTTTTAAGTAATCGTGACCTATATTTTTATCTTGACCTGCTTTTAAAGCGTTGTCAACCATAAATCTAATACCATCAAAATCACCTGCTTTTAATAAATCAACAGATGACATAAGTGCTTTTTTCAGTTGTTGGTTTTTACAAAAATCAGTAAACTCTTCTTGAATATAAGCTAAATCTTCATCTGATGCAACATATGCTTGTTTAAGTTGGTCTTTAATAGACACTTGTAAGACATCGTTATCGATTTTCTGTAACTCTACTTTTAGAATATCCAGACTCGGTGTAGTGTGATACTTATCATAATATTTAAGTATTTCACTTACAATCCATTTATGTGAAGCTGATTCGAAATATTCATCTGAGATAATATCGTGTATGTTGGTAAGTAGTTCTTTATGAGTTAATAAAGATGATAACACTTTTATTTGGAATCCTTTCCCGTAATCGCTAACGCTATTTAGTGTCATGTAACTTTTATTTTATTATTTAATACGTCGTAATATACGAATCATATTTGGCTTATCCTACACTTTGTTGGAGAGGACCAAAGTTATCTTTTAACCAGAAATCTGTATTTCTAATCATACCCCCTAGTGAATCTTCGTTATATAAATCCATAAAGGGTTTAGAAGCTAAATCTGGTACTCCTGCTTTGATAGATTCGTCTAATAATATTTTATCATCTACATCTAACATAGGTTTTGCTAGGTCCATAATAGTATAGTTTTTACGTAAATCATCTTCAGTCATTATTATTCTTGAATATATAACATTTTCTTTTAACTTTTTACCTGCTATATCAAAAATATCGTCTAACGTAAGGTGTTGGGTTTGTAGTTCGGGGAATAGTTTAAATAGTTTTTTAGGACCTAATCCTTTAACTCCTGGTATTTTATCAGAGGCATCCCCCATTAATACCTTATATAGGATAAAGTTTTCAGCTTTCATACCAAACTTTTCAACTATCATAGCATCTGTATAGAAGTTTTTCTCAATAGGTCTGTATACGATTATATTATCGTTTACTAGTTGTAGGAAATCTTTATCTGATGATACAATAATACTACGTCCGTTGTATTCTTGATCTATAACTTGTGCTAAGTGAGCAATAACATCATCGGCTTCAACTTTAGCCATCGATATTACTTTGATTGGTAGATGTTTTAAATATTGGATTAACCTAACTATCTGATCTACTTTAGCATCATGTTCATCACCTACTGATTCAAATACTTCCCAGTTTGTTATTCGTTGTATATTCCTACCCGATTTATATTCGGGGAGTAGATTCTTCCTATTTGTGGATGAACCTACCCCATCGAATATTACATAAACAGAGGTCGGTTGTATTTGTCTTATTAAAGCTCCTAAAGATCTTAAAAACCCTCCTAAACCACCAACGTGTATACCTTGTGGGTTTACAGCATTAATCATTGCAAAGTTTCTAAAGAATAGATTTAAACCATCTATCATTAATACTCTATCGTTTGGAGTGGAATCTAGTACGATCCCATCCTCTTGAACGTTGTCCAAGAGGGCTTGTAGATCTTTATTCATAGTTTTTTGTTTATTGTGGTTCTTGCTCAAACATAGCCATAGGTGATGATGACTCGTTTTCTTCAACTATATCAAACTCTTCACCGCCTAGTTGGGCAGCCCAACTTTTAGCATAGTCGGTTTTGTAAGTTTTTAGTGCTTTCTCATCATCATCAATAAAACCATGAGGAGTCATAACAATACGACCTCTGGTGGTTACACCATTGATGTGATTTTTATCTATTTGAAGATTTACACGTTTAGCGAACTCAACTTGTTTACCATCTTTGATGGCTTTAATCTTAGAAGTACCAGCATTTGTGATATTACCAAAAGTAATAACTAACGTTGAATCATACCACATAGACATACCACCTTTATTTTCCATCTTGGGTTGACCCATAGGAGATGCTGGTTTTGATGTCCATACTTTATTAATACAAACTAATGTATTAGTGTAAGCAGATGATTCTTTACGAGATAAGGTAATACGTTGATTAACACCATTACCAAACTGAGTTGACATAGCACCTGCGTTCCATTCGTTGTTATTTTTATTTGATTTTAGAGACATTTCACAAGGTACTGATCCAATACTATCCCATAGGAATAATAAATCATAAGGTAAGTTACCTTTCTTTTGTTCGTCTATTAAATCTAAAATGAAACCTGCTACACCTTCAATACTATGGATTGTTTCTCGGTCAGCGTATAAGAAGTTTCCTTCATAATCTACTACCTCACCCTTATCATCTTTGATTTCTTCAACTTGGAGACCCATCATACGTGCGTGTTCCCAATTCCATTTCATCTCAGTAATAATAAATACTGGGAGTATTTTTCGTTTTTGTGCTTCAACTGCCGCTTCAATAAGTGCAGTTGTTTTGCCTGTATCTGAATGTCCTCTTAGTAACACAATATGACCCATAGGAATACCTGGAATCGATGTTACATCTTGAAACGCTTGAGATAGTGGTAACCACTGTTGTTCTTTAAACTTAGAGTTAGATGATAATCCTTTCTTAGTTTTAAAAGCGTTTAAGTTAAAGTTTGATTTCAGTTCAGCAGATGCTGCTTCTGTTAGTGATTTTTTCTTTGCCATTTATTAGTCTTCGAATAATGAATCAAATTTATCTGTTTTTGCTATTTTAGCTTTTGATGTGTCTGCTGCGTAATTATTACCCTTCTCCCAAGGTAAATCACCTCTACTTTCAGTATTAGTATTTGATGTCATCTCAAACGGAGTTGGTGCTTCAGATGAAATAGAACCTTCACTTTGGTTATCACTTTCGGGTTCTAAATAACGACGTAATGCATCTTTCATCTCATCAAAAGTATAGTTTTTAAACTGCTCTAGTGGATTTGGTTGTGTGTTTAACCAAGTTTCAACTTGAGTAGCATCTTCACTTAAGGGTGAGTTTTGACGTTTAGCTCTGATTGATGTTTTATTGTATTGAGTACCTGTAGATTCTGGTCCTACTGTTTCAGCAGTAAAATCTAACCCACCTGTTACATCTGTAAAATCACCAATCTCTTCATCAGCAGCCATAGCTAATAACTCAGTATAAATCTGTTGGCCAAATCCCCATAGACGAACACCTTTATCTTCTTCACCTCTTACTACTACAGGTGCGAAAATACGATTTTTAGCTCTTAACTTACGTGCTAAATCGAAGTTGGATTTGTCGTTTGAATCATACAATTTTTGTACAAACTCAGCAATTGGATCCTTACCACCTGTATTTAGGGGTGAAATCATTACCTTATTAGTAATACCATAATAAAACTTAAGTTCTGAAAATGGGTTTTCTGGAGTGTACTTTGAAGGTACTAAACGGATTGTTTGTTTTCCTACTGTTGGTTTCCAAAAGATAGTTGTGTAGTCTTTCTTCTCACCTGTGCTACGATTTTGAATCGTATCTAATTTACTTTTTAATAAATCTAAATTCATATAACTATTATTTAATGTTTATGTATGTTATAATATACGATGGCTCCCTACGGGAGCCAAATTATTTGTATGTTTTTTTGTATTTATTTTACCTCAATAATACGATGTATTTTCGTATTTAACTGTTTTAACTCGTTATGTTGAGTTAACAGTATACAGTTTCTATAGTGATTCCAATCAATCGGGAATTTGGTATCTACTACTCCACCGTTTAACTTTTTAATCAACTCGTTTAGAGCGTTTATGGTATATAGTGTATTACTATCTTTTTTTCTATGTACTAGAATAGTATTATCTGGGATAGATGTTACATTACCATGATCAATGTTATAACTAATGACTAAATCATCAGTGCCCACTATCTCTAGAGCAAATATTTTATTGTATAGTATGTTGTATGTTGAAGTGATTCCAGATATTAAATCGTCTATATCTTCTCGTGTTGTAAAACTAACTAGTAGTTTGTTGTTATAACCCATTGTTATATCGTCTATTGTATTATAATCATAACCAATATTGGTTGATTCGTTATACATATAGGTACTGTTAGTCAAAATCGTAGTCATAACCTTTTGTTTTGCTGGTGTTTAAACCATGATTAGTAAATATTTGTTGAATATCGTCTATTATATCCTCTTCCTTGTTGTAGTCAATTAATATTGAATCATATGTGTATAAAACTATCTTACTTTTCTTACCCTTTAATATACGAAAAATATCCCATATAGCCAAGATATTCTGACTCGTTTCTAGGTGTTGTAACAAGTAATTAAATAGTTTATTACTATTCATATTCTCTAAATTATCCTTATAAAATCTATATTGGGATATAGGGCATTCAATATAACCCTCATTTTGAAACTGGTACCATAGTTTATCCATAAACGTTTGTAAATCTCTAAAGAAGGGTAAATCCTTATATTCTTTAAATATACCTCCATAGAGTTGTTTAAACGTTAATTCCTTAGCTTTATTCCTATCCACCCTATACATTTCAGCAAAGTGTGTATGAATATCAGAGGTGGGAAAAGTATAATCAATAAGACTAGCTGCAATAGAAGGATGATAGGCAATAACATCAAGTTCAATGAATTCATCGTTTTTAGGTATAAAACATCGTCTTTCACCATTTTTCTTATTAAGTGCTGCATAATTTACTCCTTTAAACTTGTTAGATGGTCTTGTAGTGGTAGTGTTGAGGTTGAATTGTGTGTGAACTGTATCTGCTTTGGTAGGGTAAAAGTGTTCACTGAATAATTGGGGATTGATACCGATCCCATTCCGTTCGATGGCGTTGAATACCACACTTGCTTTAGTGTTATAGAACTCATAATATGGTGTTTTTTCTTGGTGTATTAGTGGTTTAACTTCATTATATATAGACTCACACCACTCATAGTGTTTAACTAGAGGCACAAGTGTATTTACGTTATTTAGTTTATGGTATTTACGATACATTATATCGTAAGTTGGTATATTTGGTAAGTCAATATTACTAGGAGGTAATAAGATATCCTCTAGGTTTTGTAGAATAAAATAGTGTAGGAGTTGTTTTTTGTTTTTACAATATAAAACATCAAACTTTTGTAGGATTTTATAAACCCAATCTTTTTCAACGTTTATAGCCTCGCTATGTGAAGTACATAACATAAAACCTTTTGATGCCTCTAATGGTCTAATATAAACAGCACATAAATCGTTTATGGCTGGGTGTATCTGATCGTTATTTGATATGATTTCAATATACGCCTTTTTATAACCGCTGTTATAAAACGTTTTAAGTTGCTCTAAGTCCTCTATTAACCAGTACATTTATAACCTTTTTGTTTATCTCAATATACGTCACTTTTTTGGATAAACAAACATACCTTTGAATGAGTTTACAAAGCCTGGTAGTTGCTGTCTATTTTGGATATCTTTAGCTGTATTAAGATTTGCTTCAAATACCTCATCATCGTTTCCTTCTAATCTCCAAATCATAGTGATAGGGGTATATAGTTGGAATAATATATCGATTGATTTAGTTGATAGTTTTCTAAAAGTATCCTTAGATATTTCGAAATATATTTTCTGGTTTGACTTTTTAGTAAAGTAGCGAGATGCTTGTCCTAAATATAACTCTTCAGGTAGGGGTTGGAATATATGATTTTTAGGTACTTGACCTGGTGTTTTATTTACTATTTCAGATGGGTAGTTAACAGTCCACTCAGTAGTTGTATTTAGTGGGGTTTGTTCTATTGGTTTTGGTATTGGTAATAGCTTAATAGTTGGTTTATCGTCTGGGGTTTTACCACTAAACACTTCACCATTTGATGCCCTCCAATACGACCCAACATAAGGTAAATCGTTATCAAATCGTATGAACTCTTTACCATTAGTAAAAAGATCAGTTTTTATTTGTGATTTGGGATAATATGACATTGATTATTCACTTTTAGGTTTAGCTATAGCATTTATAGATGTTGACCAACCACTACTATCTACCTTATGATTTATACCCATAACTACAAACTCCATAACCTTAGGATAGTTATAAGGTAAAAAATCTGTATTTAATCTTAGTTGGTTGTATATTTTTATACCAGACATACCTATTATATCCAAAGAAAGTTCAATAGGGATAAAACCTATATTTGATGTTGGTTTATTCTTTTCTTCTGATTTAACTATATCCTCAATAGTAACGTAGTTTTTTAGAATATTTTTACCTTTTTGTATAAAATCAGGATCGTTTTGGAAATATTTTTTACCCATAAACGACTCTGTTTTTTGTTTACCTCCTTGACCCATTCCTCCCTTTATTTTAGTATATCGTTCGGAAAAACATGCTTGAAGGTAGGTATCTAAACTATTATTCCATTCCTCTCTTAGTTTTTTATTATTTTCATTTTTTTCTTTATTGTTACTAAACCAACCTGAGATACTATTAGCTAGATTATATAATCCTGGTGTGGCTACTGCGAAGAATACTTCCCAAGGAAAGTCTTTTGGTTTTGGTTTTTCAGTTGGGGTAAAGCTTGGTTTTTTAACAACACAAGCATCTGGTGTTCCTATAGTTGAGGATTGATTAAACCTATCTATTAAACCATTATTCCATTTTGAAAAAGCAGTTGCGTCTTCATTAGCTACATTATTATTAGCTGTTGCTCCTATACTAATTGTGGTAGCTAATTTTGATGTTATTTGGGTTTTAAAGGAATAACCTTTAACAAAGTTAGATTGATCACCATTAAAACCAGCAACTTCGATAATATTTGATTTTTGGGAGTCAGGTAGTATTCCACTTTTAGTTAAACGAGGTGCTAACTTTTGATCTCTTATTATTAGTTCATTTTTTTCTTCATTAATTGTAGTTTCTAAATTACATATATTAGATAAACTTCTATTAATACCACCTAATATACCAGTAAGGAAAGAATAAAAAGAAAGATTACCTTCTTTATCTATATTTGAAGATAATATTTTTTCAATAAATGAAAAATTAAGATAAACATTATGTATGAAGCCCATACTACCATCAGAGGCACCAGTATCGAAATCATTCATAACCTCAGTCCATTTTGGGGTTTCTATACCTATTAATCTAAAATTAGGTCTAATAATACAAGTTTGGGGTTCTACTGATATAAGTTTTGGTTTTGATTTCATAATACAATCAGTAGATGTATTTATGTAAAACATAGGAAAACAACTTGAAGGAGTTCCGTTGGACATATGAATTAATATTTCCTTTTCTATAAACTCTAATAGAGTTCCTAATCTCATATATAACCTACCTTCAAGTGGGGTTGAAGATGTGAAAATAACTCCTGTTGTTGTAGCTTTCTCATTTATCTTTATAACACCACTTTCCCTATTATTAAAGTCCTCATCTGTGTATTTAGATTTGATTACTTGTAAAAAGTTAGATATAGCGTTTTGATTTACTTTATCATCAGTTATATCATCCCCATTATTAGATTCTCCTTTTAGTTTGGATTCATCTATTTGTGAGTTAGGGGGTAATAAATTAACTTTAAAACTTTCAACTACATCCCCTAATGAAGTTAGTTTTATAGAAATATCATAACTCCCATCTGGTTGATATGTCCAATTAAAGTTTGCTACTTTAGCAAATAAAGCATCATAATTACCTTGTTTACTTTGTCTTTGTTGTTCTATTTTACTTAAAACATCTAAATGTGATCCGTTCCCATTGAAAAAGAAGTCATCTATTAAAGTAGTATTAGATCTAACAACATTATTATTGTTATCAACATATATTGAATTACCCCATTCAAGCATAATAGTAAAACCTAATCTTAAATATAAGGTTTCTATTAACTCAAATTGGAATTTATTATATGCTTTTATATTAACATTTGCTTGTTTAATAGAACCCCTATTCACAGGTGTTATATCTATACTAGTGATACCAGGTAGTGATTTTAAACCGAATTCTGTACCACCAAAACCATATGCTGAGTTGTTTATTAAGGTATTAGATTGGGCTACTCCAGCTCTCATATTACCATCGAGGGGAGTTAAACCATTAAATAATACTGATTGTTTTGCTAAGTGGGTCCCCTTTGCATAATCCCCACCAAGACCTAGTTTTTTTAGTCTATTTTTACCATCATTATCATTACTTAAATCTACAGATGATGCCATTTTAATCCAAGGAACATTGGAGTTAAGGTAGGTCATTTGTTCAGGTGTTCTATTAGAAGAAAACCCTGAACCATATATTTTTTGTCTGGCGGTTATTTGACTATTTACATAATCCTTAAATGGTTCACCAACTATTGGAGTCTGATTTTGAGCCATGATTATTCATTTAAAACTTTAAAATTTGATAGAATGCCTGATAGATTTGCTGGTATTCTTAGTTGTATTCCTGTTGGTGGGAAGTATGTTGATTGATCTAGTGTATCGTTTGCCATAGATATAACCCACCAAAGAGTTGAATCGTTATAATATTGTAATGCTAATTCATCATACCTGTCACCTATAGTAGAATATACATACAAATCTTCAAAACTCAAAGGGATTTTTTGATATTTTGTAGTTGTATACATCTGGTTACCCATACTACCTGTAGTGATTGGTTGGTCTATGTATCTATTCATTGTTTGCCTGTATTTTCAGGTTTAGTCTTATTTACGTTATATCCTGTATTTGTAGGTTTTGATGCTGCTAGAGCGATATATCGTTGTAAACCATATGAAGATACTGTACCATTTTCAAACCCAAGTTTTTGTTTTTGAACTACAAAATCATGTATTGGTTTAAATGATATAGATGCTTCTAAAACATGAGGTAGTTCTTTAACACTTGTATCGTGTCTAAGACCACCACCACCTTCTATTTCAGTACCACCTTCAGGTGCACCAGCAACTGCTATTTCCCATGGTGAGTTATCTGGTATATTAAGTGAAAGTGATTCTATAAAACCATATTGTTCATATAGGTATCCACCTACAGTTAATCTTACTAAAGGTCCAGCCATATATCTATCATTCACATAATCGGGTGCTAAGTTAGATGCTAGGTAGTTTAGTTTTTGATGCATTATCATCAATTCGTTTTTACTTTGAGCTGGGACTGTCCAGTTCATAGAGATAGAACGATCGAATCCTTCATAGTTATAGAAGTTTTCAGCTCTACCCATAAACTTTTGTGATGACCAAGATGAGTTATAACTATCAGAAAATGATCCTAAAAATGCTCTAAAGTGTATGTAGTTACTTCTTGATGGGTTTTCTGGATCAACTGATGCTATTCTAAACTTAACTAAATCGTTAAGTGATGAATCGTTTTTAGCAGTTAATCCTGATCTATATATTGAGTGTGCTGTTATTTTATCTACTGGGAGTGTTTTCCCATCAATCCTTTTACCTAATTGGTAATCACTTATATCACCACGTTTTCCAGGATCACCTACACCTACTCTATTTACTATGTTTTGGGTTTCATAGTTTAGGGAGTTAGATATAGTTTCAGTGGGTTTTTTAGTAAGTGATTTTCTAAAATCAGGTCTTATTATAGGACCTAGACTTTGAGGAAGTTCTCTTAACTGCTCTTGTGTTAAGGTAGATGATAAAGATTTTGTTGGGTTAGCAATATCTTGGTTAGTATCTAACGTAATACTACCATCATCATCTTTCTTATATACTGAATTACTAAACAACTGTAGAGATTTAATCTCGTTAGTTGTTGTTACTCTATTTAAGAATGTAGATTCTTTAGTTAACTTTTCATACCTTCTTGATAGTGAAGCATTTTCATTAAATATTTGAGCACCTTTAATAGCAATACTACTAGGTCTTTTAAATACTGAGTAATCAGTATATGAACCTATAGAGAAATCTTCACCAGTTGCCTTTGGGATTGTAGGAAAACCAAATATATTTGATGTAAAGGATAATACTGATGATGCTATATCGGATGGAGTATCTTTATCTTCGGTATGTGCAAAGAATTTAGATTGATCTAAAATAACGTTATTTTTACCTGTACGTTGTTCAGGCGACATCCTGATTGTAGTATAACCTACACCTACAACAGATCCAGGTCCTCCACTATATGAATCTAAAATATTAGGTCCATCAAGTTTAATAAACCTATTTTTTAACTTATCAGTAAAAGATGGGGTAGTACCACTAGATGGTTTTTGGGTTCTATTAATCTTGTTATTAAAGTAACCTACTAATCTATTTTTTCCAGTTTCTTGATCTCTTCTAACTACTTGAGCATATGCGGGTAAACCTAAGGGGTTAGTAACATCAAATCCTAAGATTGTGTTACCATCATCTGGGTTATCTACCTCTCCTGTTTTTCTAAAGGGATTAACACCTTGTTTATTAAGGTGACCGCCTAAACCAACAACACCTACTTGAGCTAACGTTGAAGTTGGTAAATAAACACCCTCGTTAAGGATTCCAGAGGCCTCAGTAGCAACTCCTAATCTTGATAGTAGGTTTTGTTTAACTGAAAATAGTTTACCTCTTGTTGTTAATGTTAATAGTTTGGATATGCGAGTTATATCAGTAGCAGAATCCTTTAAAGTTCCGTTTCTAAGCAGAAAGTCGGTTTCCTCCTTACCTGACCACTCATCCTCTAAAGGAGGAAGCCCAGTCCAAATAAAGGGTTCTACTTGGGATTGGTTACCTATATTACCACCAACAGACCAAGGAGTGAGATGTCTCTGGAAATGATTTCCAGATCTATCTCTTAGTCCATTAATTTTATCCCAACTAACAGGTTCATCTTTGAACAGTCCCATATAACTCTAGATTAATTTATTAATTAATCTGTTAAGTCTGCTGCTTGATCTACTGTTACTCCTGAGTCTAATACATAGTCCTTATATTGACCTTTAGAAAAAGTATTGTTGATTGGGATGATTCCAGATGCTAGGTTTGCAGTTGTTGGAATACTACCGTTGTTTACAGATTTTGGAGATCCTGCTCTTACTAAGCGGTCTTCAAGTCCTTTGTAATCAGCCATAATTTATTGTTTTTAGTTATTATTGATTTATTATAAATATTATTGAATTTGGTAAGTGTTCATAGCTGTTACAGTTCCGAACTTAGTTCCATTCATACTTACTGTTCCTTCTTTAGTTGCTATGTTTTCTAATACTCTTTTTATTGCTTTTAACTCACCTTCCATCATAGCGTTACTAACTGGTGCTATAGGTTGTGTTGTATTTTGGTTATTTGAAACCATACTATTTGTAGTAGGTCTATTAATAACTGAGTTTTGTGTTGGTTGATTTGTAGTTACTGAGTTTTGTATTGATTGACCATTATTATTAGTGGTCATATTTTGTTCTAGGTTTGTACCTGCTACGATTGTATCTTTATCGTTAAATGCTATTTTACCTTCAGGTGATGATAATACACGTTTACCATATCCAGATTTAAATGCTATTTTATCTTTAGGTGTTGAAACAACTTTACCCTGTCCAGGTATAATACCATCATCCATTGTTAAAGCTTGGATACCCTTATAGGCTAAAACAGCACCAGCAACCGCTGCTACCCCCAATAAGGGATTTATTGCTGCTGTTCTTGCTGCTGCGAAGGCTGCTGATATTTTAGCTTTGGCCCCCATAGCAGTTTCTATGATTAATTGACTTTTTTGAGATGCCAGCATTGCTTTTGAGAAACCATAAGCTGATTTTAAACTTTTTCCAATAGAAGTTAAAGGACCTATAGCTAACGCCCCCATAATACCATACATTGCTGTTGAATTACTTAATAGACTTGTTACTAAATTAGCCATATCACCAAGAGGTCCAGCTGCTATATCAGCAAGTGTACCTTTCATAGCTAAAATCATATTTTGAAATGCTTCTTGTGATTTTACCATTTCTACTTGTTTGGCAACTTCTTCTCCCTTTAAAGCAACTATTTCGGCTTGATTCATTTCCCCATACTGTTGCATCAGTAAGGATTCGGATAACCCATCAACAGACATACCAATGGCATCAGCCATTGCTTCCTGTTGTATTCTATTCATTTTAGAGAAATCTTCAAATGTTCCCATTTCACGATTAATCTCCTCCATTAATGTTTTCTGATCATTATTTAGGGCTGCTAATCTAGCTTTTTCTAGATTAATATCTTTACCTAATAATAACTCTGCTTGTAGTTCTGCGTTTATGGATGATTCAAAATCCATTAACTTACCTGCTATTGAGTTTACTTGATCTAAACTTAAACCTAATGCTTTTGCTTGTGCTACACCTTCAGTTAATGCTACTACAGAACCTTGGAATTGAGCTAAACCATAAGCACCGGCTTTACCAACTTCATCCATTACCCCCTTAACGTTTATAGCAACACCTTTTTGTGCTGATAAAGCACTTACAGTTTCGTATTGAGCGAGGGTTTGTTCTCTAAAATCTTCACCTGTAGACTCTGCTATTTGTCTAAGTTTTGTAGCTGAATCAACACCTATACCTAACTGATTAGTAAGTTTACTTTGTGATGCTGCATTTTCAGGTATGATTTTACCTGTTAAACCTAAGGCTTCGTTAAACTGCATTTGTGCCTCTACTAACCTTTGGGTGTTTATAACAGTCTCCCCAGAGGCTAGAGTAATTTGAGCGAATTCTTCTCTTACATTTTGGGCTTCATCGTATGATACGTTCATACTTTTAGATAAATCAACTACTTGCCCATTTACTTCACCTGCTATAGCTATAAGAGCAGTGAATATAGCTTCTGGTGATTTGATAGAATTGGCTAGACCTTCAAATGTTAAACCTAGTGTTTTGCCTAACTTTTTAAATTGGCTAGACATAGAGTTAGATGCGTTTCTTGCTGCTGATTCTAGACCTTCTAGACCTTTTTGAGCTTTTTCTAAATCTCCCTCTAATTTATCTACCCTTATTTTTCTACTTCCCTCAGTACCTAATTCTATAAGCTCTTGAACCTCAGCAATATCGTTTTCAATTTTGGCTTTTGCGGCTTTATCAAATTCGGGATCAAGTGAAAACTTAAAGTTAACTTCTTTATCTTGTAGGGTTTTTAATTCATCTTTTAATTCGATTACTTCTTGTTGAGTTAAAAGAGCAACATTACTTATTTCTAATAAGGAAGTTTTAGCGTTATCTATGTTAACGTTAAATGCTTCCTCATCTCTTATATATTCTTTAACTTGTCTAAACTGATCTATAGCATCCTCTGCTATTTTCTCTGCTTCGGCTTTTATTTTATCAATATCAAATACACCAGTTATACCGGTTACTTTAGAAAGTGAAGTTAAAAGACCACCAGTGATACCAATAGAACCCTCAATAGCTTTTCTATCTAAAATCTCTCTCTTTAGCCCCTTATCTATTACGTCTTGAAAGTTTGAGGATTTATCTAATATGGAATTGATATTACCTAAACGTGTTTCGTGTTCAGCTAAGTCATTAAGGGCTTGGGTTTGGGATTTTTCAGCTGCCGCTCTTTCTTTTTTCTTTTCGGCTGTGAGGTTTTTGGCTGTACCTATCTCTTGTATTTTAGATTTTGATACTTTTAGAGAATAATCAGCTTCTTCTTTTAAAGCTTCAATTTGACTCCTTTGTTGTTTTAGATTTGTAAAACTTATATCTGCTTTTTTCTGCATAGACATAAGTTCCTTTGAATCCAACTTTATTCCCTTATTCTTTTGGGCTAAAATCTTACTACTTACATCCTCTAAAGTTCTAGTAGAGTTAGTTATTTTATTGGTTGCTACTTTACCTCTAGTTAATTCATTAACTATACTCTGAAGTGATTTAAAGGTATTAGAAAATTCATCGTTAGTATTATTTAACTCAGTATTAACTCCCTTTAGGGATACCTCTAATTGTTTAATAGCAGAACCTGCATCTACAATATTCTTTTGATCAAAATTTCGAAATGGATTTGATCTTCCTAACTGATCGTACTTTTTCTGTACATCGTTAAGTAGAGCATTAATCTGATCTAGTTCCTGTTTTGTGGGTGTAGCCAAAGTAAGGGTGTTTTATTATAAATATTACTACTTATAACTTGTTTTAGTATATTGTTGAGAAGCTGCCTTAAAGTCCTGAACGTTTACTTTACCATCCTCGCCTACTAACGTTTGATTTGTAGTATTATTAGCCTTAGATGCTTGTTCGTTAGCATCATTTTGCTTTTCGTAATACTCGTTTATTAACTTAAAAGTCGTATTACGTAGCCAAACAGGCATATTGTATAAAGTACTATAGTTATAGCCTCCGTTACCGTGAAATATTATTTCGTGGATTTGTCTAAATAAACCAGCTCTATAAGTCGGAGTCAGGCCAAAAAAAGCTGAGTCCAATGGGGATTTCCCTATCGATTCCTGCTGAGCTACGAAAGGTCATGTCTACATCAGGCATACACGTTTTATAGTGTTTCCTGAATGCACGTGAATCCATAGCTAACATAAAGTTATCTACAAACTCGCCAACTGACTTGGCAGCACCGTCTCCTTCTACGGCAGTTATAATGGTTTTTAATCTAGTTGAAATAGCGGGTGATGAATCAGGTCTGATTTTCTTTATCCCTTCAATATCTTTTTCGATACGTTTTTCGTCTTTACCTGTTAAAAGTTTAAACTTAACAACTGTATCTGCTTTTGGTAATCTAAACTCAAACTCGTTTTTACCTTTTGGTAGGTTATCGAAATCTATATCGATGTTATCTAGTTCTGATAGATTTACTATATCGTCTACTCCGGCTATTCTAACGGGGTATTCAGCACCATACCCAAGTACGCGAGCAGCTATTAGTAGTGCGTTTTTATCGCCTAATAATAAGTCATCTACGGTAAACTTTGGCGCTACTATAAGCGATTCTAATAGTTTGTCTAAAACTGTACCGTTTGTAATATAGTTTTGATTTGTTAGTATATCCTCTTCACGAGCAGTCATATACTTGATTTCAACTTCTCCAGCTGCTAAAGGTGAATCCTCAGCATAAAAATGACCTTTTGAAGGTAGCATTACTGTTTCGGTTGGGAAATTAAATTCTGCCATAATCTTGATTTGTTGTAACGTTTTTATTATACATAATAACATACAAAAGGGGTTGACATAAGCCAACCCTCTTTTATAAAATATTTGTATTTCTTCTTAGAAGTTCAATACTGCGTAATCAATCTCACACGTCATAGTGATTTGTTGAGCTGTTGATTCGTTATCGAATCCATACTCACCAAAGTCGGCGTTAGAAATCATAGCACCTTTTAAGATCCACTCAGAAACGACATCTCCAACAGGTCCTAATACATTGAAAGTTAAATCTTTCTTGTAGAAATCACTGTACCCATCTCTTCCTGTTACACTTTCGTGATGTAGACGAACCCATTCCATAATAGATTGTGCTCCTGAAGGTGTGATTGCATCATATAACGTAAACGTTACTGGTTGCCATACAGTTTTTCCTTTAAGGTTTCTTCTTGTGTTGACATGATTAAGAGTTATTACTTCTTGACTCATTTGGATCGCACTTACTCCTTTAATCATGTAAGATGGAAAACCGTCAATCAGCATCATGTACCTGTTCTGTTGTTTCGGTTCAAAGGCCGTGAAGAACATTTCGTTAGTATCGAGTATCGCCATTTTGTGTTTTTATTTTATTATAAATATTTAATCCCTTTGTTTTTTATTCGAAAGTAGCTCCAGTTGGTGTAACATTGAAATCTAACAATACGAATTCAGCTGTTTTGGTTGGTTGTAAGAAGATTTGACCTACTAATTGGTTTCTATCTACTACATCTGGTCCGTTATTTGACTCATCCATCACTGTCTTAAACGCATACAAACCTTGACGTTGTTGTACTGATTCTAAGTATGGGTTTACTTGTGTTAAGAAGTTATTTCTTGTTGATGCTGAGTTTTGTTCGAATACTAATGTGTCTGCTATTTGAGAAACATATGTTTTAACAGCGATTAATAATCTACGAACGTTTACTCTATCTAAAGCAGAAGCACGTTTTTGTAGTGTTTTCTGTCCAAATACTACTACTCCACTATTTGGGAAAGTAGCGATTGGGTTTACATTTGCTTCATATAGTGTATCTCTTGTAGATGAAGGTAGTTTACGTTCTGCTCTAATAACAGATCCTAAAGCTCCTCTGGTTAAACCTGCAGGTGCGAACCACGCGTCTGCTGATGCGTCTGTATAAGCATATACTCCTGGAATCATAACTGATGCAGGTACCCAAACTTGTTTTCCTGTTTCAGGATCGATTGTTTGACACCATGGCCAGTATGCAGTAGCGTAACTAGAATCGAAAGCGGCTGCTTGAGTAGTTACTGTACCTACGTTTGCTTGGAAGTTAACTAAATCTACGATAGAGATATTATCTCCTCTATTTACTGAGTTATTAGCTACTGATGAAACGATTGCAGCGCCGTTTTGTGATGTTACTCCAGGTACAGATATTGAATTGTATCTATATTCATCTTTATTAGCCATTAACTGAACTGCTACTTCATAATCTCCAGCTGTTAATCCTTGAATATCGGCTGTTGATACATTTTCGTAGAAGTTAGCAGCACTCGCTGTATTAAAGAATGCTCCTGTTGCTCCTGTAAACGAACCTGAACCTACTATAGGTAAAGATGATGTGAAAGCTGATTTTGCTTGTCCGTTGTTATCAAAGTAATCTGGTGTTTTGGTTGATACACTTTTAACTCTGATGAAACTTGATTTATTACGGAATGTACCTTGGTTTTGAATATAATAATCTCCACCATCATTCATTACTACTTTTTTAGAGTTTCCTATTACTGATTCAATATAGTTTTCAGCTTTTGGGTCTAAAGATAAGTTTGTCCAAGTTTCTAATATTGATTTGTCTCTGTTATTGTCATTTCCCTTACGAACTAATAAACTAAACTGTCCTGATTGAGCATTAACAGATGATACTTCCCAACGAATGTTATCGCTTGTACCTAACTCTAAAGCTCCTTTCGATTGAGAACCTGAGTTATTCATAATATCTCCTTCAGATAAAGTTTCTAATGTGAAAGAACTAGATGTATCAGAGTTGATAACAGATGTTGATTCAGCAGAACTGAAAGAACCACTAGTTACTCTAGTAACTAATACTGATTCTCCTCCGTTTTGGAAATAGTTGTAAACGGAAATACCCGTTAAATAATTGTAGCTATCTGAGCCACTTGTTACAGCCCCACCAAATATTGACTTATACTGTGAATATGAAGTAACGGTAGTTGGAATTTCTACAGGTCCTTTAACAGCTGGTCCAATAATAGCGGCACCAACGGTTACTGGTCCTTGTGATACTTGAGATGAGTCATTTTCTCTTGCAAGTACTCCAGGTGATAATAATGTTTCTGCCATTTTATATGTTTATTAGTATTATTCGTTTGTTATAAATACTAAAACCTTTCTTAAAAACTTATTTTGTTGGCGTTATTTTACCAGTTTCTATATTTATTGTTCCATCTCCATACTTTGTTGTAAGGGTTGATGCGAATTCAGAACGCTCTTTGTCAAACTTTTTCTTAAAATCTAAAAGATCATCTTCTTGTTCATCTAGTTGTACTCTTTGGTATGCTAACTGTCCGAAGGATAGTATGATGTTTTCTTCTTTGATTCTAAAATCTTTTAGTGTTTGTAACTCTTCTTTTTCTAATAACTTATCTTCCATTTTTATTTATTTAGTGATTATTCTATAATATAATAACGTTTCCGTCGCAATCAAACCCATGTACTGTCTCTTGTGTTACTACTACTTGAGCTTTTGAGTTATATGCTTTTAAAGCTGAAACGTCTTTTTGTAATACTTCAGGTATTAACTGACCTTTTAATCTAATATTAAATGAACCTCTAACTAACCGTTCTTGACCATCTGTTAGTTGGGCTTCAGTTTGGAATGAATCAATATAACATCTAAACTTAAATCGTTCTGGGTCACCCCAATATGAATCTGAAGCGTATTCCATTGCTTCAACTAATGCATTTAGTTGTTCCATATAATACGTCTGCATAATACAACTATAATCTATAGTTACATAATCACCAACTACAATAGCTTGTGTTTGGTGAACTGGTTTACGATTATTGATTAAATCGAAGTTATTATATGAGTTTTTACTATTGTATCCTTTATTTAGGCTATAATATAGGTGTGGACTATTAGAATCTATCTTAGCGGTAACTGATCTATCTTTTTCTATTGAGTTACGTTGTGCTACGATTAGTGGTAACATAATAGATCCACCTTTATCTCTATAGTAACCATCTTTTTGAGCTGATTTCCACCTTTCAGGTGAAGCATATATTACAGGTACAGGTAAACGTCCTCCATTCTGATATACAAAAGGTTGTATTACATTATTAAAGTAATAAAATACTGCTTCATCAACATCTTGTAAACCAACTTTAAATGGTTTAGTGGCATCGTTTTTAACTGATAGTTTAGATGATCTATTAAAATCAATACCTGTTTGTTGTTCGTTATTATTAGCAGGTTGATTTGGATTACCTAACTTAGTTAAATCATATGGTTCTTGATCATCTCTAGACATCTCAACCTGTGTCTTAGGACGTGGTTTTAGATTTCGTTTAGATGCAGGTACGTTAGGGATAGCAGGTGTTCTACCTTGAGCGGCATTATAAGATCTTTCAAATATTTGTGAGGGTGTTAAACCCTTGTTGCTATTGTTTCCCATAGTTACATTCTTTCTTTATAAGGTGAAATGTTTAACTTATCGCTAGGGACGTAATGAGTAGATGCTATAATCGATATACTAGAACCAAACTTCTCTAATCCGGGGTTTAAAGGATTTTGATTATTAGGATATGCTGGGTTTTTACCTCCAAAATATTGGTTAGCTGTTAATGAATCTATTTCATAATACCCTTCTTGATATAATACTATATCACCAACTTCAGGTACATACATAGAATCAACTAAATCGTCTCTAAAAAATGCAAATGTTATTCCTTGGTTAAAGTTTACCCCAAGTTCACTTTCAGGATATTCTTGATCTTGTCTACTAATAAGACAGTTAAATAAGAATGGACCATCAAAAAACTTTTCACCAGCTGCCTCTCCATACATGTTGACTTTAGTTTCCTCAGTCTTGTATCTATAGAATGCTGCTTGTTGAGTGATTATATCACCCATAATCTCCCTATTAAGATTTCTTATTAGGGATACGTCTCTACTTCCTGCAAATAATGCCATGTTATGCTACGTAAATTGTGTATGGTACTTGAGACAAATCATCTTTGACAAACTGTCCTTCTGCTGCTTTTCTTTCTAATAACGCTTGTCTAGATGTGCTATCTAAATAATCTCTTAATCTTACTATTAGTTCATCTTTTTCTGCTGTACCTTGAGATATTAGTTCTGAACCATTTAGGGTTATTTCTGCTCCTGGTATTGGTAGGTTTGCATATTTACCTCTAATATTACCTAATACTTGTTTAACTAAAGCTAAAGCGTATTCTTGAATCCACTCTCTACCCACTGAGTTTATACGTGAGAATATAGGATTTTTATATGGGGCATCAGCTACTGATGTAATAGTTTTAGCTGGGCCATCACCAAAATCACCTTCAATTGTAGCCATTCTATCATTTTTTATGATATATTCGAAACGTATTAATGAGTGTGCTGTAGGTATAGGAAATATTCTAAGTTTATTATTTATTAACTCAAATGAATAGTTAGATCTTCTAACTTGTTCATTCATTTCAATTGCTTGTATTGTTTGTAAATCAAACGATAGAGGCATCATTAAATAGTTAGTTGCTGGTGACATTGAAGCAAACCCAAATGAGTTAAACATTGCTTGAAACCCAAATCCAGTACCTGAATATGGATCATAATATTGTGTTATTGCAGGTGGTGCTTCGTAAAATACTCTTTTTACCTCTATACCACCTTTTTTATCTAACCCTTGAGACTTAGCCCAGGTATTTAAATCATAATCTTGTGTATTAGCTTCCATTACTATACTACCTGTATGGTAAGTTATATTACCACCAGATCCTGCTTCAGCACCGTATTGTTGAGCAATTCTAATAGTACTAGCCATTGATGGAGTTACTACAGCATTAGATAAATCGACTTGAGCGTCACCACCTTCTATTGATAGTTGATTATCTCTAATCTTAAATGCAAATACTTCGTTACCATAAACTGTTGTAGCTCTTTCTAAAGCATTGTAAAAGTTAATATCTTGAAGTTCAACATCAACTATGGGATATCCTAAGTTTTGAGCTGCGAATCTAGCAAATTGATCTGCTGATGTTTGAAAGTCATAATCATCATCATAATACCCATAAGGTGTTGGGTTTGATTTAGGATCGAATGATGATGAACCAGGCCAAATTGGAATATTCATATGTATGTTTTATTATAAATACTATAAAATTATACTGCTTTAATTTTAACTGTTATTGGTTCACCATATTGATTACCATCCCCATATAGAGGTGACACAATACTACCAGCTCCACTTATAAAATCAGAACTATGTATATCAAAATCATTAACACTAGACCCACCCATCCATAATGTTCTTTGTGCAGTACCACTTGGAACAGCGTTTAATCTTACGTTTGCGGTATTAGGATGAAATGCCCCAACTGAATGAATTTTAAATTTGACATACCATTGTGGGTTTGCGTTATCATGTGCAATTTCCATAATAAATGGTGATGGCATTTCTACTAATTGTAAGCTATCTCCCAAAGTAACTTCTCCTACAATATTTTCTATGGCTTGTCCAAAACTTACACTATCAATAGTCCCGTGTACAGATGGTAAAAAAAGTGTTCCAAAATTAGAACTAAATGTAGATGAATTAACTAAACCACTTTCCCAGTTTGAGCCAGCGCCACTCCATGCACCTGTTGAATTAGTAGAACTACCCCTCATGCGAAAAACATATCCAATTCCACCACCAATAACACTCGATGGAGATGTTGCATTGGTAATTGTGCCAGATAAATCAGAATCTACTGGTATAGATATACCAGATGGACTCTGTTCTACGTGTATATTTCTTAATAAAATCATATTATTGAGCTGTTCCTACGGTATAAACAAATGTTCTATCATCTCCTGATTCTCCGATACATGTTATTTGTAAATAGTTTGTAATTGATGCAGTTCTTACGATATCATCGGATGATGCTCTTATAAATGTTCCTGTACCTGTTGTTTGTCCAAGAGTAATTGTACCACTTCCCGCGGTTCCTTGATTAACAATCAATACCATTTTACTCATACCTATTTCTGCATTATCAAAATTTAATGTGGTAGCAGTAGTATCAGTTGGGGTTGTTATTTCAAAAATGGAACTTGAATCAAAATCTATAATCGCTGATGTTGTACCTGATGATAATGTTACGTTAGATGCTCTTGTTTTAAATGAATTATCTAATGCATCGTATCCAACACTTCCTATAGAAGAGTTTGAGCCTAATGCTCCCAATACAACCCACCCTTGATTTCCAGTAGTATACATTAATCTAAAGGAAGCTGTTGGTATATCTAAATTTAGATTTTGGGTATCTCCCATTATTTTCTCCCCATTCCCATTTACTGAGTTTGTTGAGATGGTTGATCTATTGGATATGAAAATTGAATCTCCACCTGAAGGGGAAAGAGGTAATGTTAATGTATATGGAGTAGACTGTTCAAATACATATACTTTATTTTCCTCAGCTGTGATGTTTGCGGTTACATAAGTTGAAGAGTATGTTACCCCTCCACCATTTAAGGCGTATGATGCTGTTACAGCATATGATGATGAGCCCTCTAAGTTTCCTAAAAATGAACCTGTGAATGAACCACTAATAGATTCTCCAAAGGTACTTCCTGTTATGTGTGTTAATCCTGGTATGGTTACTTCTTCTAATTCAGTAAAAGTAATAGTTCCATTAGCGTTTGATAATGTAGGAGCACCACTATAATCAACTCCAGGTATAGGGGTGAGGCCTATAAATGGTACTTCGGTGGGTTCATTAAAACCTGAAATTATAGCTTCAGCTGTACCTACAGTGTCTGTAATTCTTATCCTATTACCAATAGTAAATCCAAAGAAATCAGCTCCATTAACATATAAAGAAGCTCCATTCCCTAAGTTTGAAAAAGCAAAAGTTGAACTTGGGGGAACGCTAAGAGTACCTGTAGTTACTAATGCTGATGGTTGGTATGAAATTGATCCTGTTTGAACTGATATAGGTGAATCTATAAATGTAGTGGCATCACTTCTAAGTGGGATAAAGTTATTAGTTGGGTTTGTACTACCACCACCACCACCATTTAAGGCGTATGATGCTGTTACAGCATAAGAGGATGTTTGTGAATATGAAGAACTAATTTCATGAGTAATCTCATGTGATGATGATATAGCATATGATGCTGTTACAGCATGTGATGCTGATACTGAAGTCAGTGAGTATGAAGATGTATTAGAAAATGATGATGTTTCTGAAAATGATGAAGTTAATACAGTAGCTGTTGAAATTGAAGAACTTAAATAAGTAGCTGTTGAAGCACTATAAGTTGTTAAAGCTGCTGCTGCTGATCCACTTAATGTAGCTACTGATGAGCTTATTGCTTGATTAGTTAATGTTAGTGAAGCACTTAAAGCAGCTATAGATGCTATCGATGATCCGCTTATTTTAGTTACTAATTCATTTCTAGCATCTGAAGCTGATCCACTTAATGTAGCTACTGATGAGCTTATTGCTTGGTCAGTTGTAGTTAACGATCCACTTAAAGCAGCTATAGGTGCTATCGATGATCCGCTTATTTTAGTTACTAATTCATTTCTAGCATCTGAAGCTGATCCACTTAATATATCAGTTGAGTAAGCGTATGAAGCTGTTTCAGCGTATGATGAAGTTATTTCTTGTTTAATCTCTACAGATGAGGATACGGCATATGATGCTGTTAAAGCGTATGATGCTGATAAAGCCGATATGTATTGGGCTTGTATACTTACATTAGTTGCTCCCCTACTTAATACAAATTCGTCAGTCGCATTAGATGATGTTGCTTTAACTAACTCGGAAATCTTTTTGTTTGACATTTGGTATTTCTTTTTCTAATACTATTATGACTTATTAATATATGTTATAAATATGAGAGAGTTATCTACTATACGTAAATATAAAAAAGGGGTTGACATAAGTCAACCCCCTTTTAATAAAAAATGTAATTCCTAGATTATAGAGAATTAAGACCAGCGATCTCAATTTTACCATAAAATTCAGGACGTACTACTTTCTTAGCATAACGAGTAAGTAAACCTTTACGTGGTGTAAACGTTTCTGGATCGTATACTAATGGAGTCATAATTAATGGAATGTATGGAGCAAATACAGCACCACTTTCTAAGAATTGAGTACCTCTGAATCCAAGTAATACTTGATTTTCAGTCATGTATGGGTTTTTGTATACTTTGTAACGACCGTTTAGAGCCCCTACTTTTTGTACACCAAACGCATAGTTTGCAGCACTTACATCACCATCACTATCAGCAGCGTATCCTGGGATACTTTCTAAGATAGTACCTACAGCTGGAGAACATACTAAGAAGTTAGCTCCTCCACGTAGAGTTTTCTGGTGAATGATGTTAGATAGTTTTTGGATTTTAGTTCCTAAAGTTTGGAACCACTGTCCTTGGCTGTTATAGAAGCCTAGGTCTTCAGTAAATCCTGTTGCAGCAGCATTGATACCTTTGTTGTTAATAGCACTCCAGTACTCAGTACCTGCACCTGCAGATGATAATAACATATCAAGAATCTCTAAGTCGATTTCTAAAGAGATGTACTCACTTAAGATTGAAGTAAGTTCTGCTTCAGCATCGATTGAGTGATATGCATTCAAATCTTGTGCAAATTCTGGTGTCCATACTGCTTTCAATTTACGAGTTTTCGCAACGATAGCAGATGATTTCATTTGTACATTGATTTCTGGAATAGCGATTGGAGAGTTGTCTCCGTTGATTGCGTTATTTCCGTCTTCGAAATCTCCTCTAAACTGATCAGTTGGTTGTAGTTGGTAAGTAACTACAGCTCCAGTTGCTACGTTTCCTTTGTCAGCGTCTAAAGCAACAAATGTTACGTTATTAGCATCGATAGTAGTAAACTCAGGTACGTTGTTAGATGCATTTAATACTCCATCAGCAGATGCAATAGTAAATCCTCTTACTCCTGTTTCGTCTAAGTTAGGTAGGTCTGTTTTTGCGATAGCAATAGTAACATAATCACCAGCAGCTGCTGATGCAGAATAGTCACTATTGAAGTTCAAGTCAGCCCAAGATGCAGCAGCTACAGTTCCAGATGCTCCAGCAGCTGATCCAGTGTTGTTGATTGAGTATCCAAATCTACCAGCACCATAAAAACCACCAGTGTTAGTGTTTCCAAAAGGCTCATTTCCACCTTGGTCACCATATAGTGAATCACCAGCAGTGTGTGTTCCTTTAGTTGTTCCGTATTGGAAATCTAGATAAAATACTAGTCCAGAAGGAAGATTCATTGGTTGTACAGAAACAAATTCTTTAGCAGCAATTTGTCCGAATACTTTACGTACTAATGGAAGAGCTACTCCAGCCCATTGCTCACCTACACCTGCAGTAAAAGTACCTTGAGATGCAGTTCCACCACCTGTTTGAGAAGTCTCAACAACTAGTTGTTTAGCTTGGCTTTCCAACAACATAGACATGTTGTTTTTGTTTGTTCCTTTAAGACCTTCTAAAAGACCTGTTTTTTCCCATTTGCCTGCAAGGCGCGCTGAATCACTCTGAAGTGATTGGTATGGGTTAGCGCTTTCTAATAAAGTGTTTAAACTCATTTTAATTAATTTTTAGCGATACCTGCTAGCTTTTGAAAGCGAGCAACCATATCGTTAGATTCTACAATTGGTTGTTTAACCGTTTTTGTGATAGATCCTACTACTTTAGAGGCAGATCCTTTAACTTCGTTAATTGATTTTTTAGGTGCAGATTTAATACCTTCACTTAAAGTGTCAAATACTAGTTTAGTTTCTTTTACTGTTGTAGCGTTATCAAACGATTCTAAAACTTTTACTTTTTGTGCTTCAGATAAGTTCTTAGCTCTAAAAAGTTTATTTGTGTAGAGAAGTTTGGCGTTTAGAAGATTTACTTCGTTAAGTTCAGCTCTAAGTTTATTAACTTCTTCTAGTGCTTCTTTAACTTCTTTGTCTTCGTCTTTAGCTTCCTCTATTTTGTCATCTTCTTTTTTAGAAGCTTCTTCAATAGATTCGTCTTTTTTGTCTTCACCTTTAGCTTCATCCAATTCTAATTCTTCAGCGATTTCAACATCAGCATCAACATCAATTTCCATGTCGTCTGCATCCATTTCTTCTTCACCTTCTTCAGAATCAAAGTCATCACCTGGCTCCAATTCACCGTCACTGACCATATCTTTGATTACATCTTCGATAAACCCTTTAAGGTCATCTTCTGACATATCTTCTAAGTCAATTTCTTCGTCGTCTAAGGAGATTTCTCCTTCGTCTTCTACATCGATTTCTCCCTCTTCGTCTTCGTCTGCTTCCTCTATGCTGTCATCTTCTTTAAGTTCGTCTTTAGAGTCCTCTTTAGATTCTTCTATTTCCTTACCTTCTTCGATTTCAGATTCAAGTTCAGCTAACATTTCGTCGAGTTCTTTTTCCTCTTCCTGGATAGTAGTTTGACCTACTTTAGCAGGAGTTGGATCTAATGATTCGCCACTCTTACGATCGTAAGAAGGTGCGTCCATTTCTTCAACCTTGTCTTTAGAGTCTTCTTTTTTACCTTCATCTAGATCTTCATCCTTATCCATTTCCTGGAGTTTAGCTGAAAGCATATCTTTGATGTGTGGTGTAAAAGATTCTTCTAGAGCGGCTTTAGCATTAGCGATAGCAGTGTCCTTAATGGTTTTTGCGTCCGCAATTGCTTCTTTAAGCATTGTTCTGTTAGACATCCTAAATTTGTTTTTGGAAATACACTAATTAAGTAGTGTAATAATGGTTAGTTTTGTTTTGATGACATATAAGTAAATGCCATATTGTATGATGATACGTATATTAAAAGATACTAAAATACAAAAAAACCCCACATTACTGTGAGGTTAATCTTCCTGCCCATCGGTAGCGTCCGTTGGAATTATCTTAAAATATAGGGCAAGTGCCTTTAGCACATAGTATTTCCCTAATTATCTCATCAACTTTACCATATTGGTATGTTGAATTGTTTATGGATTCGTTAAGTGATCTAGTTTCAGCCATCCAAGATCCTGGGTTAGAGGGTGTTGAAACAAAGTCCCAACATAATAACTCAAAATCATCTTGTACTTCTAAAGTTTCACCTATTTGTTTAACTGAACCCATACCACGAGATGATACACCTACTGTGATACCATTTTCAATTAATGCTTTTAAAATGTTACCTGATGGTGTTGGTAGTATTTCTATTTTACCTATAACGTGATCACCATCCCATTTAGCGGATTTAATATTATGTGATACGTTTTGTAAGTTGATTATTGATGATTCTGGGTGATCGAGTTCTCCCAATGCTCTGTTTTCTTTGATGAGTTGAGAATACTTATTCATCTCACGCTCCCATAGTTCTTTTGGATAAACACGACTATTACCATTTTCTTGGTTAACAGTAGTTAAAATACCTTCAACTACCATATTACCACTACCACCTCGATTTTCAACCAGAGATGAGACCGGTTGAAACAACGAAGTTTCTATAAGTACGGATTTTGACATCTTAAATTTCGGTTTCGTCTACGATTTCAACTTCTACTCTTTTGTTACCTGTAGCTTTTTCATACATTTTATTGTATTTACCTTTAGCTTTTTCAAGTAGTTTTACTTCTTTACGTAGTTCTTTTAGTTTACCTTTATCCATCAACGCCGCCATAGCTTCGTTTTCGTCTAACATACTAAGTTGTTCGTTACGTTTTGAAATTTCTTCGTCGATAGCAACTATTTTAGCTTCTAAAGCAACACCAGTACCTACTTTATCTATTCTAGATAATGTTTGTGCTACGCTTTCTTTTTTCACTTTACCGCTTTTATCTTTTACTTCGTCTTTTTCTTTCTCTTCTTCGAGTTCTTCACTCATGTCGTACTTTTCATCACGCATACCATCTAAGTATCCTTCTTCTTCAGCGTCGGTTCTAGCGTCTTCATCCATCGGCATATCTTCATCGTAGATGCTTTCATCCTCGTTCATCATACTATTGATTACTTGAGCTTGTTGAGCTGCTATAGAGTTTGGATTACCTGTAGTTACTACCATACCACCCATAAGTGATTCTTTGACTAACGCTTTTAGTTTAGTACCATATCCACTTGAGGCATGATCACCTGCTGCTTCTTCTTGTACTGGTTCTACGTATCCAACACCTTTTTCTCCAAACTGTCCTTCTTTAACATAGTGTAAAGAATCTTTAGTTAGATTTTTAGCTACTACTTCACGAACTTCTTCTAAAGTTTTAGATGGGTTGTTTTTTGATTCAAAGTAAACACCATTCATAAACTCTTGCCCGTTTAGGTTATCAATGTTTTTTGTATCGCTATAGTCGAATCCATGTGATTGAACTTCTTCAACCTCTTTAGTTACTTTTTTCTCTTCAATTTTAGCTTCTTCAGCTAGAAATGCTTTGAATTTTGTAGTATAATTTTCTTCAGGAGCTGATTCCCACTTATTTACTGGTTGTAAATCAACATAGTTCTCGTTTAGTTTTTCTTTACTCATCTTTGTCGGGTGTTAATAATATTTTTATATCGTTGAGATAATCTTGTATTAAATCTGTTCCATATACTATAGCAAACTTATCTGGATTATCTCTATAGTATGCTATTGTTTCTATTTTAGCTTTTCTGATGTTTTTAACTACATCAACTAACTGTTTTTCAATGTCAGAAAACGCATCGATACGTTCTTTTTGAAACTTTTCAGCTTTTGCTTGATCGTTTTCTGTTATTCTATACTTATACATATTAGTCTAAATCTCCTTCGTCTTCTGAAAAACGTTGTTCTATGTCACTAATAAGGGATTCTAAAGTATTATCATAGCTATTAGAACTAGAACCAAAATTAAATATATCGTATGCTTCAGCTCCTCTAAGTTCTTCCGGAAATGTATCACTTATTATTTGTTTAGCTTCATCTCCTAATTGAGCAGCTCTATCTAATATATTTTGTAAGTCCATCAAGGCTTCTTGTTGGTCTCCATTTAAAGCTTCACTTAAATCCTTATCTTTCTTTTTAAGTTTAAAGGCATATGGTGTGTTGTAAGCACCAGCACCACCAGATGTAGACATTTCGTCTATATCAGCAGTTTTACACTTTTTTTCTAAAATACGTTCACGTATTTCTTTTTTTAATTCAGATTTTTTCATTTAGTAAGCTTTATTTCTTTAATCAACTCATAATACTGAAGTAAATCAACTAAGTTGTCTGTATTTACTTTATCAGTTTTCTTAAGTTCTGTAAGTAGTTTAGAAACTTCTACTAATTTGATTTTTACAACTTTATCGTTAAGTGCTTTAGCTTCAGTTAATACTGCATACTTAAGTTCTTTGATTTTTGAGTTGTAAAAGTTTCGTAGTTTGGGGGTTGAATCTACTGATTCGATAAACTCTTTAAGAACTGACTTCTGATCGTTAGATAGATCATCATATTTGTCATTAAACTTTTCTAAAAGAACTTTGTAGGTTAAGATTCTTGTATCTTTATCGTATGTTTGGAATTCACTTAAAACATCGTTTTTAACCTCATCAGATGCTACTGATTTAGTTAGGTGTTCTAATAAATTTACTTTATTATTTACAATCTGTTCTGTATCCGTTATGTTTTTTGAATTTTGAGATTCGATTAACGTATAGATTGAAGCAAATTGTGTATAGTTTTTTACTTTAGTAGCAAAGAATTCGTTTATGTTATATAAACTTTTAATTTCCTTGATTAAGTTATATTTTTCTTTACGTAATGTAGAACGATTCAACTTGGTTGACTGTTCTAATACAGTAGAAATGAAGGTAGATGCTTGATTTTCACTTAAGACTTTTGATTTAGTTATACTTTCGTATAACTTAAGTTCCTTACCTAGTTCACTTTTAAAGAAGTACTTTTTTAATAAGTCAACAGATGGTGATTCACCGTCTTTAAGTGTATCTGCCGTGATCTGTCGTACGAGTAATTCAAATAGGATACCCGTATTCTTATACTTTGAATGTTTGATGCGCATCAAATATATATTTAGTTATAAATATTAACCTTTAAGTTGAGATTCGTCTAAATACGATGGGTTTTTAGATTTATTTTCAACTGTTACTTTCTTTTTATCCATTCCCTCAAATAGGTGTTGGTTTTTTATGTAGGTAGTTTTAGCATCTTCTAATGCTAATGGACCACCTTTGAAGTTAGGTTTAATAGAGTTACTTTCGTTATCTTTATTTTGTGAACCTAATCTGTCTTTACCGAAGTTTGAATCTTGTTTATTACGACGTGTTTTGTCTTTAGGACGACCCACATCCTCTTTATCGTTGTTGTAACCAACAGGTACGTTTCCTGGATCACTGTATGATCTACCTTTACCATATAGTGAGGCTAGATCATGTGGGGTACCATACGATTTACCTGTTTCAACTGGGTCATTACCTTCTTCCTCTATTTGTTTTAATCTGAATCCACGTTTAGTATCTTCCCTGATTAAATCTCTATACTCATCATATTGGTCTTCACTAAAATGGAATACATTATCATAGATCCAATCTGTTGGTAATAGTTTTTGATCTAACATTTGTTGTGCTAGTTCAGTTTTAGATTTTAATAGTTCAATCTTTTCTTGATCGTATATGATACTAGGTGTAGTCATTTCTAATGAAAAGTTAGTCAACCCTTCATCTCTATATCCTTGAGCATATAGGTGAACTAATGCTATTTTATTAAGTTCAGATATAAGGATTCGTTGTATACGATCTATAGTACGAGCAAACCTAATATCCTCCGCTGCTAATGTTGCTTTACCTTCTAAATCGGCTTCATAACCTAAAAATGCTTTAGGTACTTTTAGGGCAGCAAATAGTTTATCTCTTAAATATTCTACGTCTTGGATACCATCATATGTTAATCCTGGTGTAGTTTCAATACGAGTTGATGTATCATTACCACGTACAGGAATATAAAAATCCTCTAACATATTTTGCATGTTATACTTTAAGTTATATTGTCCTGTTTTTGGATCAACATAAGGAGTACGTTTTAGTGACGATACTGTTTTTTGCATAAACGCATCTATTTCGTTTGGAGGTATAGCTCCAACGTTAACGTAAAAAGTGCGTTTTTCTGGGGCTCTAACGATTCGATGTACTAACATAGCGTCTTCCATTAACGAATATTGTTTGTACAGTTTACGCGCTGGTTCTACGTAAGAACGGCCGTAAGGTAGGTAGTTAACATCCGATATAAGTCTAAAATGAGCCATTTCATAATTATCAAATCTAATAACGTTTGGAGATGGAGTTTGACTGGGTGCAGTATAGTAACCTGAGTCACCCCCTGTAAAACCATCTGGATTAAATTCAAATACTACTTCTTCTGGGTTTTCAGGGTTGAATCCTTCTTTACGTGCTATTTGAAATGCTGTATAAGGTCTAACGTTGTATACACCAAACTTTTCTGATATTTCCATTTTGAGGAAAAAATCACCATACTTACACATTTGACGAACCCAACTCCACATATTAAACTCAATGTTTAAAACATCGTAAAATAGGTTGTATAATATTTTTTGTATGTCTTCATTAGATGAACGTATGGATAATACTTCACCCATATCGTTTTTAAGTGTTGATTCGTCTGCTATAATATCTAATGCAGATGCTATAATAGCATCTTGATCCATTAAATCATATTCTGAATATAACTGAGTGCGTAAGTATTGGTAGTTCATATTGAACTGTGCCCCATATAGTGATGATGGGTTACCAGCGTATAATCTACCGTATCTATCAACTAGTGAGTTAGTTTCAAACTCACCCGATGTTTGGATTGTATTTGTATCAATAGTTGTAATTTGATTCCCACCCGTATTGCGAATAATCACATCAGTTGAAAATAATCTTTTTAATCTTGGAAATAATCCTTTATCTGCCATCGCTGTTTATTATTATAAATATTATAAGAGCCAACCTATATCCTCTTGGCCGCCTATCCCATTATCTAGTTTGTAGGGGTTTTCGTTACTTTGATTAACTGCGTTAAAACCACCTTGATATGCTACTTTATTTACTCCTATATTTGATAGTGAGGCCTTAGTTATATCCAAACCTCTTTGTCTAAATTTTAATGCTGTATCTCTAATATACATTGCCATACCAAACGCCATTATTAAATCATCGTTATAGCCAGTTTGTGCTTCTGCTTTACCATTCATCCAAATAAAAACTTTCATCTCTTCAACTAATCGTTTAGATTGGATTGTAACACTTCTGTCAGTTACATATTCAACAAACTTTTGAACCACCACAGGTCTTGTTTTAGTTGACATAGTAAAACCAGCAGTCATCCTGCTATTATCCATATATGGATCAAAATACGAATCAACACTTGCTTCTCCACGTTGTGTGTAGTAAAGATTTGCATAGTTTCTTTCTATTACTTGTTGTATAGTAGCCCAACCAATAGATGCGTTTTCTATTACTAGTAAAGCGTTATTATATTCGGTTGCTAGCCCAACTAAAAAATTACCAAAATCCTTAGTTGATAAATGGCCTCTATATTCTGCTATTTGGGTATTACTTTCAACATCCATAACATGAGCAGTAGAAAAATCTCTTCCATCTCCTCGAGCAACGTCTGCTGTTATTATATAATCTTTAGTGTAATCAGCGTATTCCCAAATCCATAGGTTTTCATCTGTACCTCGTTTTTCAACTGGGTCTTTCGCTGTATTATTATTTATGTAATCAATATATTCACCATAAAATACAGTATTACCAGATGATGAAAAATCGCAATCACACTCTTGTGCGGCTAATCTAGGATCACCTAATAGTTCATCTTGTTTATCTCTCCAAGCTTGATCTCGTTCTGGGTGTAGATTCCAAGGTAGTTTAATAGGTAAAAAATCGTTTTGTGCTGATTCTGCTTTAACCCACATCTGATGGAACCAGTTACCTGTGCCGTTTGGTGTAGATAATACTATAGCACCACCACCCGTTGCTAAAGTTTGTTGTGCGGAAGCCCAAGTTTCGGCTACGTTTTCAACGAACGCTGCTTCATCAATAATCAGTAAAGAAACGGCTTCTGATCTTGCGGCATCTGGTGATGAAGATTTTGCTAATATTCTTGATGAGTTTGCTAACTTAAGTGATAACTTATTGTTTTCTATAGATGGAACCTTTAACCAGCTGGGTAGGTTCTCATACATAAACTGCACTTTCTGTACTAAGTTTCTGGCTGTTGCTTGTGTAGTGGCTAAAGCCATTACTGTTTTATTCTCATGAAATGTCATTAACCATAAAGCGTAACCTGCAGATAGGGTTGATATACCTAACTGTCTAGATTTTAATATAATAGAATATGGGTTTTTATCTATTAACTGTAATGCTTTTTCTTGAAATGGGTAGAGACTAAATAATATTTTACCTCGTTGTGGGTGAGAGATATAGCAGTATTTTTTAAAGAAATGTACTGGGTTATTAGCGCATTTTATGTATTCCGCCTTTATTATTTCGTTTATACTTAATTGACCCATATTACTACAATATAGTTAATATTACCGCTCCTATTAGAACAGCTGTCCCACCTAGTTTAAATAGTTGGGTTTTGGCTTTTTGTTTTTTTAAATCAAGTTGTAGTTGTTTGGAAAGGTCTTTTATTGATGAAAGTTGTTCAGTTTGTTTACCCATAATACTTTCATAATTCCCAATAATATCATTCTTTTTTAGGATAATACTATCTTTAAGGGATATCTTTGATTCTAAAACTTTTATTTGATCTTTAGATAAAAACAATTCTTCTTTAGATGCATCACCTTTAATTAAATCTTCAATAACTAATCGGGCGATATCATATTCAAGTTCAATTGTTGTATCTTGAGAGTAACCAACGTTCAAGTTCAGAATCATTAAGATCAGTAATTTGCTGTAAATATATTTCATATGATCTGATTATTGATTTTCTTTTATCTTCTATATTTGTTAATTCTAAATCTAAAGTATCAATTTTATCTTCTAAGGCTAATACTTGTGATTTTAAACCTATATTATTAATGTTTATACTATCTATTTCAGTCTCTAACTTAGTAATTGTATCTTCATATTGTTTAATATATAAAGGATCATCAATAAAAATTTCATAATAATTAAAACCTATTGATATTAATAATAGTACTAATAGAGTATACTTATTAAATAATTTCACTTTCTAATTTTTTAATTTCAGCTTTTGCTTCTTTTTTCAAATCAGTTAATCTTTTTAGCTGTTTTTTAGCCGCATTTTTTTCATCATCACCTTCAGCTGATTTAAAGGCTTTAAGTTCAGTCTTCATATCAGCTTCGATTTGTTGTAAAGCTTTAATCTTAGCATCTAAACGTTTAGTTTTTGAGGCATTTTTTCTAGCACCTTTCGTTGCTTCTTTATCACCTTCTTCATCATCGATTTCTGATATTTTGATTACATCATCTTTACTAGCTGCTTTCTTAGCTGCATCTATTGATGATTGATCACTTTTATCCGCTTGAAATGTAGCTTCTTCTAAAGTAGATACTATTTGCTCTTTGATGTATGATTTTAATTCTGAACGTTTCATTTATTATATTTTGTTATAAATATTATTAAGATATGGCTTCTTCGATTTGTTTGATACGTTGTTCAGTAGTACCACTAATTTCAGTTACGTTATCTATTCTATGACCCCATCGTTTTAATAAATTCATAATACTAAAATCAATAACATCTCTAAAATGTTCATCAGTTTCTCTAACACCATTATCTTCAATAGGCATACCCTCAGGAGAAATATAAAATATATGATCATAATCTCTTAAAAACTGAATAGCATATTGTTCAAATAAATCATACTCTACTTGGTCAACTGATTTAGCTGATTGAGTAAATGCTAATACATCTATAATAGTTCTGTCAGTTATAATATTATCCTGCATCAATTCAGCACATCGCTCAGCTAAAAATACTGTTTGACCTTTTAATGTAGAATCAGTATTTAATGGAATACCTAAATTCATTAAATATTCACTACGCTCAGTAGCAAAATTATAATCTTTAAATAACTTATTCTTTTTTAAAGCGTTAACTAATGTTGTTTTACCAACACTCATAGTACCTGTTAATCCTATTTTCATATTATTACTTTTTATCTATATTACCATAATATACGAAAGGGGGTTGGTAAATCCAACCCCACTCCCATATGTTTTAGTTTCTTGCTGATCCTGCATCCATAAGAATAGCTGGTGTTTTATACCAAGGCAATCCTTCCCATTGTTTCTTCATCTCTTTCCACTCTTCTGCTTCATAACGAATACCATATAGGTAATATTCGCCTTGTTTTTTATCTCCTTTAGGAAATAATGCTGGTCCATCCCAGTTATGGGGTTTGTTATCCCAACATATAGCGATTGTACCATCTACTTGGTTAACTAGTTTGCGTGTTTTAGGATATTCACTTTCATCGATGATGGGTTCATAACCATCCTCCCATTCAGTTAAACGTTTTTTAAACTTACGCATAGCGTTTATTAAAGGCATATCATCATTTCTATCGAAATAATCCTTTAACTCGTTTTCATAGTGTTTTTGTCTTTGTTCAATAGTCATAACTTAGTTGTTTAATAGTGATTCAATAACGTAGATACCTTGTGCGCCTGATACTGTTATACCTCTTGCGGATAAAGCATCTCCTACAAAGTGTACGTTGTTATATTTGGTTAATGATAAATCGTTATAGTTTACTAGTGGTTCTGGTGATAGATATTTTACTTCCGGAATATACATACCCCAATCGTCTTTAAGTGTTGGGAATACTTTTTTCATACCATCAATAAAATCTTCAATATATGTAAAATATCCATCAAACATCTCAACAACATCTCTATATCCCCCTGTGTCGATTTGTGTAGCAGATACTTTTATACCTTCAGATGTTGTGGATTGTTTTCTGGTTGGTGAGTAATATAAACCTGTATTATCAGATGATTGTAATGATTTAACTACGTTTCTTGACCAATCAAATGGTTTTTCTATACCTTGTATTTCCATTAAAATACCAAAGTTAGTCATATCGTTTCTAAATGCTTCATCCTTTTTGGCATGACCGTTGTAGGTATGATTACCATATGTTTGTTCTACGGCCACATAAGCCGCATTATTGTTAGTACAAAATGAGCGAAGTGATACACCTTTATCCTCAAACTTTCTATATAACTTAAAATCGTATGATACATCTATTAGTTTTTGGAAGTGTTTTTGTGGTGCTTCGAATCGAACACCTATTTGTACTGATTTAGGTTCGGTTGGTAGTTTGTATTTTTCTGCTAGTTGTTTACCAAAGTCAATACCTGATTTACCTACACCAAATATAAGTTCATCATAACTAATACTAATCTCTTCACCACCATTTAATAGTGATGAACGAACTATATTATTATCAAAATCAATATCTGATACTTTAGTTTCCCAAATAAACTCTACACCTTTAGATTCTAAATAATCAAACCAGTTTTTACCTATTTCATGTAAATAATCTGTACCAACATGCCATACAGGAAATAAACGTAAACCAAAGTGTGGTTTAATAAAATCAGGTTCAGCAACTGGATTAGAACACTGTACTTCCTCTGGTTTAGGGTGGAAACGTTTAAAGTTTTCAATAACTTGATCCATCAACTCCATCGCCTTATCCTCACCACAATATTTAGATAACTGACCTCCAATAGATGTATGATAAGTTAACTTACCATCACTCCATCCTCCAGCACCTAAAAAACCAGTCATAACATCATCGTATGGTCTATTATATGGATTTTTACCCATATCAACAATAGTTATTTTACCATCAAAGTTGTTGTCAACTAACTTAGTAGCAGCATTTACACCTGCTACACCTGCTCCAATAATTAATACGTTTTTGCTCATTTATATTCTTATTAATACATTAATATACGAAAGAAAAATGGCATCTCCAAATGAGATGCCACAGATATCTGTTTTTTGTAATCGCGACTGGCTATGAATCAGTCTGTATGTTAGTTTTCTTTTATTTTTTCCAATACCCAAGCTGTAAATTCTTGGTCAGTTTCAAATGTTTTAATTATATCTAAATCCTTTTTAGCTTCATCATTTCCAAATCTTTCTTTAGCATAACTATAAGCTCTTCTTTGGAGTGGAGTTAAACCATCAGTTGAAATTAAATTCTTAAATTTTCTTTTTACTTGTTTGTATATGTTTTCTAAATCATCATCTTCCCAACCTCTATCAATAGAATAGTAATCATAAACATCTTGTGGTGTTTTTAACTTTTCAATACTATCTAAAAAATCTTTTGCCATATCCTCACCACTAACCTCTATCTCATAGTCGTAAACATATTGTTGAATAGGAGTTAATTCTTCGTTTATAATACCTTCGTTTAGGTATTTTCTAAATGTTACTAGTTCTTTCATGTTAGTTTATTCTATTTCTTGGTTTGCTATACTATCTATTACGTTAAAATAATCAGTTGAGTAATCAATATCTGCTCTAATATCACTAGCACCAAAACGTTTTTTTAACGTTTCTAAGTCTAGTTCTTTTTGTAGAAACTCTACCCACTTATCAGCATCTTGTGTTGATTTGTCTTCTAATAAATCGGTTAGTTTAATCATTTATTCGTATTTTTAAATCAGTTGTACCTTTTATTACTCTATGTACTTGATGTTGTGGTATAAATATACGATCTCCTTCTTTAAGTACCAAAGGTAATTCGTTGTCTCGTTGAAATTGCCAACCTTTACCTTCTAATACTTCAATATTTCTATCTTCGTCATCCATATGCCATATTAAATCCATAGCATTTACGTCTTTAGAGAACGTACGAATATTGGAGTTATCTATATAAGGCATTATGCTTGTATTACTATAGTTCCGTTTTGGGGAGCTGCGAATCTTACAAATGTATTATTTACATCCAATGCTCTAACCTCTGATGGGATTATTTGTACATCATCTGTGTTGTATGCTTGTACTACTACATACTTAAAGTTAAGATTATGGTTAAAAGTATAATTAAGTGATGATACAGTAAATTGTGATGTATATGTAGTTGTTTGAAAATCTAAAGATGTTCTAGCTACATCTGAAAACCCAGCATATGATGAAGATAAAGCGTATGATGAGGATACAGCATCTATAGCATTTATTGCTAAAGATGAAGTGATAGAATGAGATGAAGTTAAGGCATAAGATGCTGAAGGAACGGATTGTACTAAACCAAATCCTGCTGTTCCACTACCATCTGTCATTAATACAGAACCACTAACACCCCCATCAGTTGAAGGGTAAGTGACATCGTTTATACTTATACTACCACTTAAGTTAATATTATAAGCATCATCACCTCGAAGAGCATCAGTTAATTGGAGTATTTGGTCAGCGTATACTATCTGCCCATCTACTATTCCTACTTCACTTATATTTTTAGCCATCTATTTTTTATTATAAATATTCAATTCTACCAATAGGTATTCATATTACTACCTAACTTAAGTGCTTTAGCATATCTAGGTAAGTTACAAGACCAATATCCAGGTTTTGTTCTGTCTTTTTTAGTAGAACATTTATGACGAGCAGCGAATGCTAAACGTTTATCTTTATCTTTGATTTTAGCTCTTAATCCACCGGATCCAAACTGTACTTTTTTAACTTTTTTAGTTCTTGGATCTTTAACATATACATAATACGCTTTAGATCCACCTCTTTTAGGTTTGTTTAGTTTAACTTCTCTACCACCATATTCAGAGTATTCGTTTAGATTTTCATCTAATGCCTCAAACATTCTTTGATTAGTATCAAATACAATACGGTAGTTATCTCCAAACATTTGATCTAGAGTTAACTGTAAATCATCTATATCTCCACCAATATGTTGGATTTGGATTTTAGGATCGATTTCAGTAGGGTATCCTACTTTTACATCAAATCCTTTCTTTTTAAGATCACTTTTTACAGCGAGTAGATCATTTAGATCATAACCCATATCTTTTCTATCTTGTGTAGCTTTTGATGCTTTCCAATCATACCCTCTAGCAAGATCTTCATCAATCATAGGTAAATCTAAAGGTACTACTTCACCTTCAAACATACCAAACTCGCCTAAGTTGGTTTCGATTAGTTGTTTATCGCCTTCAGCTAAATCTATTACTCCCCTTGAGTATAGTTTTTTAGCTTCTTTGATTAACGATAAGTGTTTATCTGAGGAATAACGATATATAGTATCGTATAGTGGGATTTTATTATCTATATGATGTTGTAATCCTTCACTTAATATGTTTTTAACCTTAGATTCGGTTAATATAGGGGCATCATTAGTACTACAAGTACCACAACCACAAGAACATGACTTCTTTAGTGGTTTTTGTAGTGCTTCTACTATTAACTTTTTTATTAGTTCTTTTTTCATATTATGTCACTTACTGATAGTTCGATTCCTCTAGATCTAGATCCTATTTTAGTCATATTTTCAGGATAAATCCTATAATCTAACCCAATAGGTTTATTTTGGTGTTGAGCAATAGTAAATACAGGAGCTATTCCTCCTTTTTCAATATCGTCTATACTCTTATAAATATGGGTTGCTTGTAATGTAATAGTATCCCCATCTAGTTTAAAATCACTTTCTTTCCATGATCTAGATACTACTATAACTTTAGGGTCTTCAGGTCCAAATACAAACGTTTCTATTTCATCATTTCCTTCAATAAAATCAGGTATTACTACCTTAGTAACTCTATCTCCTGTTTTGGAGTTATACATTAGGTATTTACCTTTGATTTCTGGATTTGGTTTTAACTCAAACCCATCTATTTCACCTGCAAATGCCTTTTCTTGAAATGTTTTTATAAAATCAGGATAGTTTGAGGCAACTGATGCCCATCTAAACCCACCATCTTGTTTTAAAGATATGTTTGCTACTACTTTACCATCAGATAAAAACTGAGCATCTGATTTATCTCCTTTTCCAGCACCTGTTTTAGATGAATCTTCAACTAATGTTACGTTGTCAAATGTTTCTGTATACTCAGGTGAGTTGATTATTATTTTAGCTGATTCACCAGCGTCGGCTATTAATTTATTTAAAGTTTCTATGAATACTGCTTCGTTAGTTTTACCTGCTCCACCTGGTGCACTAAAACTAGCTAACATATTAACTTGACCAAAATCATCTGTATCAAACTGAAACATAGGAAACTTACCACTTGGGTTTGACCCTTGTCTTGGTTCAAGTACTTTAATATCGGTGTCTTCACCAAATGTTTTTTTAACAATATCTACGAATACTTTTGCATCTTTTATTCCGGGTGCTGATAAACGATTTGGTTTTGATGGTAGTGGTTTAACCCCATATTCATCACCTACTTTTTGAGTAATAAATGCCACTGCTTTTTTAGTACCACTCATATTAGGTACTTCTTCATTTAAACCCATTAAGGATTCAAGCAATGCTTTATCAGCCGGATCATTTATATCTGGGTATCCTTTAGGAAACTTATATGCTATCCTATTAATAAATTCAGTAACTACATCCATATTTTATAATTCATCTTCTATATCAACATCTACATCAGCATCGCCATCACCACCGTCTTCGGATTCTTCATCTGATTTTTCCATTGTTCCGTATGATAATATACGACTAATAGCTTGAGCTGCTCGTTCTTCTTCGTCAAGATTTAAAAGATAGTATTTTTTACCTTCTACTTGCGCTATCCAAGAGCGATCTGTAAAGATTAATATAAAGTTTTGACCGTTTAGTAGGTTAATACGAAACGTTGTGGGGCGTGGAGATACCCAATCGATGGATTCTAAAAACTCATCAAACTGGACTGTAAGTAAATCAACGATTACATTTTTAAGTTCAGGAAACTTAGTTAGTTCGTCATATGCCAAAGCAGCATCATCGATTTTAGCGTTATCCTTATAAACGTCTTTTGCTAGACGTTGGATTTTATCCCTTAATTCTGCTTTTGTCATTTAGTTTATTTTAAACCATTTTTAAGTCTTTCACCAACCATATTTTTAATTCTATCTTCAATAGAGTCACTATCCATTTCTGGTTCTGGTTCCATTCCAACTACATCTGAAGGTGTGTCGATATCATCCATTTCTGGTTCAACACTTACTACTTCAATATCATCCATTTCTGGTTCTGAATCTAACATAGCATCGATTTGGTCGATTTTTTCTTCACCATCTAAATAATGTTTAGAAGAAACCATCATATCATGTGCTTTAGTGATTTTAGCTTGTAGCCAAGATGGAAAATCTACTTCACCACCCATTTCATCATATTCACCTACCATTCTATATAGTTCAGTAGCGTATTTAGCTATACGATAAAGTTCTTTTTTAATCATACGTGGCTCATCGTCTTCATGACCTACGTCTAAATCTTCATCTACTAGTTCTTCAACTTGAGGTTTTTTACTTAAAGCTGCTTCAGTAGCTGATTTGATTTTATCTTTAATGAAATCAGGTAACTCATGTTGGTCACCAACTAATGCCTTTTCATTTACTTTATTGGTTAAGGCATCTTTAATAAGTTCCTTTAGTGATTCTTTATTCATTTCTTCTACTTTTTTTTTAGCTCTTTTAGTTGCCGTAGCATACATTATTGCTTCCGCATCCCTACCATAACGTTTTACAAACCCTCGCTTTGCTGGTTTTAAATCCTTAATAGAGTCTTCGCGTGTTGCTACCTCCCTATCGGTAAGTTTACGTTCGTTTAACATTAGTCTCTAGGTACTACGTGTGTCTTAGTAAAAAAGGTAATACTATTTGCTATTTGGTTTGAAAGTTTTTCGTCACCAATAGAAACGGCTGTATCATATGCTCTTTTAAGTGAGTTTTGGATTTCCATTTCATCGCTAGTTAGACCTGGTTCAGATGATGTTTCAGCAGGTGCTTCAACGTCGATATCAACATCTACATCCTCTACGTCTACGTCTTCGTCTTCATCTTCTTTTAAGCCATATTTTTCTTTATGCTTTTGAAGGAAATCAACTGCCTTTTCTCTTCTTTGTTTTATTTTATCTTTTGCATCAGCACCAAAGTATGTATTTTTATCCCTTTCACCATCATCATCAGCTTCGCTTAAAGTTGATAGGATTTCAGCTTTGATTTTTTCTTTTAAGGCTTGTTTAGTCATCTTACCTTCTTTAAAGTTTGATGCCACATCAGCGTCTTCACTATGTGTATCCATCTCTTCGATGTTTTCCTCAACCTTATCGGCTTTTTTATCTAAACCTTCGTTTAGGTAGTTTCTGAATGCTGTTATTTCTTTCATTTTTTAGTTTAATGTTATGATGATAAATATTATTTTTTGTTTTTAGACGATACTTTCGCTTTTTTAGTGTTTTTTACTACTTGTTTACCTTTACTTCCGGCTTTCTTCTTTTTAGCTGCAGTTGCTTTACGTTCTGCTTTACTTAAACTATATGCCTTCTTTTTAGGTAGACAACGATCAGGGTTTTTTTTATTTTTTGACGTTCCGCACTTACCAGCTATTTCACCAGATGAGTTGATACGTACCCAATCTTCTTTTTTAAACCAATCACGTAATGATTCGTCTATAAGTTTTCCTATTTTTCGTCCTTCCATATCTCACCTTTGCGGCAACGAACTACAGCACCACTAGCATAAGCAGAAGGCCAAGTATCGTATTTACGTTTAGCTATTCTTGTACAGCGATCGTCTTTTTTCTTTTTTTTTTTCTCATCTATGGATACCTTTGCTTCATCCATAGCTAACTGCTCTGAACGTCGTTTTTGATTCCATTCGTATAAATCGAAGTTATCCATATTATAAGTTTATTATAAATATTATCGTTTTAGTGCTTCTAAATATTCTACTGATTCTCTTACGTATTCATCGACTCTGTCTAGGTCTATTTTAGCACCTACCCATCTTTCAATATCACCAGCTTCGGAAACGTATGTAGATTTTTCGTTTGCTTTATTATAAATCCACTCTTTAAAATCTTTTATTTTGTTATCGATTTCATCGTTGTGGATTTTGGTTTCGTATTCTTCCCACTTACCTGTACGTTTTAGTTCTGCTTCAAAATCAATAACACAGTTAAAACATTTTTTATGTATTTTATAGAATGGTTTATCATTACGATTACGCATTACCTTACCGCATTTTGGACATAGTAACGG